ATAAGACACCCCAATCCGCATCATTAGATACGAGTAATATGTTGCTCTTCTTAGGCGCTGTCTCCACTATATAGGCAGCAATATCATCAGCCTCGAGACCAGTATGAGACATCCACTGAGCATCAACATTCCTAATAAATTTCTGCCCATCTACCAATGCGCCGATAAAACCTTCATTCTTGATTCTATTGCTCTTATATTTATTGTAAAGCTCCTTACGCCTATTTTGAGAACCCTCCATTAAAAATATTATTTGAGACTTAGGAAACTCAGTATGCAAATTGAAATAAGTTCTAGCAAGACCAAATATTCCTCCGGTCTTCTTACCATTGTATGACAATTGAGACATGCCAAAATACGAACGAGCAATAAGATTGGCATAATCAATGATGATGTATTTATAACTCTTAGATAATTCAATTAGATCATTCATTTAATCTACCTTCTAATTCCGTGTCGTCGTCACGGAATTATTCTTCTACTACTTCTGAAGCCACGTCCAAAACATCAGCACTATGAATGAGCATATAAAAACCCTTACGCCTGTGTTGTTTTAATGCAATAATAGGAATCTTGCCTTCCTGTGAAGCCTTCTCCTCCGTATCCATAATTAAATCAATGAGCTTTTTAGGAAATATACTTAGGTCGCGCTTGCATTCGATATATAAAGTAGGATGCAATGAATCGGAATTAGTATGATGCCGGCTGTTCTCTCCAGACAACGGATTGCGCTCTGTCCCAAAGAATCTAGCCACAACTCGTTCAAAGGCTTTCCAGCTTTTATCTGCCATAGTTACTCCAACCAAACGTCGCTACTAATAACCATATTATCCTCTATGTCTTCTGTCTTCAAGCTGCTTTGGGCTAATTCTTTTAAGGCTAGATACACATCCAATCCGATCAAAATTCCTATAATCTGCTCGTACTTGGTCGTTCCTTTACAATTCTCCACTAATGTATGATGTTTATTGCATAACAATATGCCATTCTCTACAATTGGTCTCGTCGCCATAAACCCGCGAGGAACGCAATGATGTGCTCCCAAGCCAAATGAACTTGAACATTTAGGCCACGCGCAAACACCACCACTTTTCTTGGAGACTTTGAACGACCAGTCCGAGTCATCATTAGAATACATCCAAGTGTAGGCCATTTCTTATTCTCCTCTCCAAGTTTATATCCCATAAAATAATATTCTATCTTATCTTTATAAATTAAGTAGTGATCAGCCAAAATTTCAGTATCCAAGTTCTCTGGAATCAATTGTCTTGGTTCTCCCCATCCATCTTTTGGTGTATTTGATGATAAAGCTTTAATAATTAATGACCGTACTGTGTTTTCATCTTTGTCCTCAATCATTTATATATTCTCCCCAAAATGTTCATAGATATATTTCTTAATATTATATATGTCCAAATCTCGTTTAATTATTAATGATATTAAGTACTTACCAAGTTGGCTCATGCCCGTATGATTATCAATTAATCCAGACGCCTCTAATTCGTGTGTTATTTCATCCCATCTTTTTTGACAATAAATAGCATCCTTTTGTTCAAATTTTAAATTAGCAACTATCTTTTTCACATCTATACTCATTCTAATCCTCCTTCTATTCTCGACACAGCACCCTTCTTCTTAACGTTAATAGTCGAATCAAACACATCAGGTAATTCGACATGTGAGGTTACAAATACTTGTTCGTACATCTGCCTCAGCATACCATCAACTACTCCAGCCAAAATATCCCTCTTATCAGGGTCAAGATTTCCTGCAATTTCATCAAGCACCAAGAATTTAATATTATTGTTCTTAATATTGCTAAGAACTATAGACATCGCAATTCTAACGGACAAATAAACAAGTGTCTGTTCCCCTGTTGATAGTAAATGATAGGGCTTCTTGCCTTCACTTGTGACCAAATAGAAATCTATCCCCGGCTTCTCTCCTGGAATATCGTCAATTCGAATCTCTCCATTATCAAACTTATTAAATATCTGAGTAGCCTTTATTTCGATTATATGCTTTACACTTTTTAACAATTGATTAGGAATATTATACTTTGAGAACGCCTCCGCTATAAACTTATAGGCTATTGCCTCCTTGCGAAGTTTATCTACCTTTGGTTTCAATTCATTATCCACTTTCTCCATGGTTGATTTCATCTTCCTATATTGATCTCTTAAATCCTTAACATGGGAATCCAAACCACCACTCTTGATTTGCCATTTGCTAATTGATTCATCTAGATCGCTTATTTTTGCGAGCAATTTATTGTGATTACGAAGCTCCTCTTTGGTCTCTACAATTCTATTGTCTATTTTTCTAATAGCTATCGTTTGCGAAGATATTGACTTCATTAAATTCTTTATATCCTCATTTCCCTCTTTGATCTCATCATTAAGTGTTTTAATTTTGGATTTAACTTTTATTAATTTAGCTGAATACTCAATGAGACTTGTATTCAGTTTTCCAAGCTCTAATGTTTCAGACTGCAATTCGTCTAAACGTTTCTGCAATTTAATCAACGTCTTCTTAATACTTATTTTATGATTCTTGTCCAAATCAGCTGAACAAAGAGGACATTTCATCATACTGTCCGTTATATCGGCAACTTTATATAAATTAATTTGACCTCTAATTTCGGCCATATTACTACTGTTCTCTGTTATCTTGTTAGACATAACTTCAGGAGTATATTTAAATTCAGATATCTTAGATTCCAATTTATCCTTACGTTTTATGCAATCTACAAGTGATTTCTTAGAAACACTAATCCCTATCTTTGCAGTGTTTAATGCAGACATGTCGTTCTCGTGTTTATTAATAAGCGATTCTCGTTTTAATTTGTCTCCAGTCGATTGACGAACTATACTTTGATATCTTGATTCTTGTTTAAGCAAATCAACGCGAACTACATATAGTCTATTTAATTCAGTATGAACAGATTGAGCATTCGTAATCGCCTTCTTTAACTCCTGCTTTCTGTCCTTAATATCGCTAATAGAATTAAGAAGCGTAGTTATTTGGGTCTCTATTAATTCTGCTGTTTTGTGCTTGTCCTTACTATATTTAAGTGCCGTTGAATTTATTTCATTACAAACGTCTATACCTACAAATTTTTGCAATATGTCTAATTTCTCAGAAGGATAGGCTTTAAATAATAAATCATTTGTACCAAGACCAAAGAACGATGACAATAAATACTCTTCACGAGTTGCACTAAATATATTATTAATGGTTTCTTGTGCCGAATTATTGGAAGCTACTTTTGCCCCACCCTTGTCAAGTACTTGTCCGTCATACCATACTTGTAAATACCCTGAATTATCAGTCTTCAATCCACGAACTATTTTAAGGGGTTTTTCATATCCCTTTATCTTCTCAAAGTTTAATTCAACAAACGTATCACCTTCTATTCCAATTCGTTTAACTTCTGATAATACATTAGTTCGACCACAACCATACAAACCCCAACAAATCATTTCAAATAGAGATGATTTACCGGATCCTACGTCCCCTAAAACAAGGGTAGTATGCTGCTTCTTGTTTATCGACAATTTAACATGCGAATACGATAAAAAGTTCTTGGCTTCAATTGATGTAAGCATATCATTTCCCTTTATTAGAAGTACATTCTCGTATTAATGATGTTCCCAATTTAATCACTAAATCCGATTCTGACTTTAAAAGTTTCTTTGATTTTACATATTTCTTAAATATCGATCCATAATCAGACTTTTTAATTATATTCGCGCATTCTATATCGTTTAATTCTTGTGGTCCATTATCCTTCCGCTTAACTTCTATGTTTAACTGCATTACAGTTCCATATTTGTTAAACATGTCTTCAATTTCTTGTTTAGGAACAATGTTCAAGTCATCAGTAGCAATATTTAATCGTATTAATTTATTCTTTGCTGCAATAGCCACTTTTTGCTCATTTAGTTTAAACTTCTCAAATACATTGATGTTAAATGTTTTGTATATTTCCTCCGAAGTTTTAAATGGAACCAATTGTACTGTATGATCTTGTTTAGTTTCAATATAATATTTCTTATCAACTTCTCCAAACGTGTTTGTTACCACAGGACCAGTATACCAATTCTTTCCTATATTCTGAGCCTTGTGCACGTGACCGAAAACTCCCATTCGATAATTCCAAAACTCTGACATCTTGAATTTAATAGCATTCCCACTCTCTATATCTGAATTGTCATTCGCGTCTACAGCACCTTCCAAAAGTCCATGTCCTATCACCAAGTCTATTGGCTTTGACTTCGGTTTATCCTTTTGCGTTAATTTCTTAGCATAATCCATATAACTATCATATGAGGCGTATTCTCTTGGTGAGACATGAGGCAAAAATGCGACAGTGGAATTTTCAATAGTTACAATAGTAGGTTTTAGTATTACACGTATTCCTCTAATTAATCGAGCATTCATATAAATAAGCGAATTATATTTTAGACTCCAATCATGATTCCCAGGAATTATATAAACAAATATATCCTGCTCCTGTGCATAACTAAGTAATCTAAACAAAATATCAATGGAATCAGGTTCGGGCTTTGAACTTTGATATATGTCTCCCGCTATGGCCATAGCAGAGCTTTTAAGTCGTCTTGCTGCATCTATGGCTTCTTTGCCTCGAGCCAACAAGTCAAATGATCGATTGTCGGTCCAACCCTTTTTAATAGTGTCATGTTTATTACCGGTATGAAGGTCGGATATGATAATCATTAATGTGTTCCTTTCGCTTCTTCCTTGATTATGTTGACCACGAATTGCCGGCATTCTTTGTTTGTCTTCATTTCCTCATATAACTTCTTCTTATTAAATCGATGTTTATTAAATACTATTGATCCATCGCTAAACTTGCCAATCATTTCAAGGTAATTAACAGCATCACGAACTCTATCAATGCCTTTTCCATAAGCGATCTCGTATGACGCTTTTCGGAATGGTATATAGCATTTATTCTTAATTACTTTTACATTGGTCCTTGTTCCCGTTTCAGTGTTACCTTCAACAGCGTCCTTCGTTTCAATCTTATCACCACGAGGACTTCTTATCTCCAAACGATAAGACGCCGCAAATTTAAGTGCCATTCCGCCGGGGACCGTCTCGGGATTGCCAAACATTACTCCTATTTTATATCGGATTTGATTAATAAATAAAACTACCGCTTGTTTCTTGTTCGTTATGTTAGATATTTTACGTATAGCTTGACCCATCATTCTAGCTTGCTGCCCAATATGAGCATCACCAATATCACCTTCAAGTTCGGCCTTCGGAGTTAACATAGCCACTGAATCAACCACAATTAAACGATATCCGTTCTTTAATGCATGTTCCACCGCTTGCAAACCTTGCTCTCCATAATCTGGTTGTACAATGGATAAATTGTCTAAATCAATTCCCACGGCGCCCATGTAAATTGGGTCAAGAGCATTTTCGGCATCTATATAAATACAAGGAAGTTTAAGACGTTGTGCTTCGACAATGCAGTGTAATGCCAAAGTAGTCTTGCCAGAACTCTCCGGACCAAACAGTTCTACCATTCTACCATAGGCAAATCCTATGTTCGGAGTTCCGCTAAGAGCATAGTTTAAACACATTGAACCTGTGCTTAAACCTGATTTAACTACTTTAGCGCCTTTAGTGGTTAAATGAGTTACTAAATTTGTTCCTACTCCTTTATTTACTGCGGATTCAAGTTCCTTAAGAGTTGCCATTTAATAAACCTCCTAATTTACTATTAAGAAAACGTTGCTACGTTGGATCTTTCAAGATAATATGCTTGCTTATCCAGCTCCATCGATCTGTTAACTACAATCTTCCCATGCCCACAAATTGCATAAACCACAATCGGCATTCCATTATTAACAGGCAGATATAAAGTGTAACTATACGATTCCGCCCCTGTGTAATCAGCGGGCGCTCCACACTTGCAGTAACGTCCGCTCATTTCACTCTACCACGCACCAATCTTCAGCGAGCATGTCCATCTGAGATGCAAGCCAAGGAATATAGGTGTTCTGTGCAGTCTTCATGGCAATAAACGAGGAATTGGTCAATCCTTCCTCTCCAGTAGTTCTATACCATTGATGAGATCCTACCAATTCAATATACATACCCTTTCCATTCCATCCTTGACGTGCAACCTTAACATGAACTTTTAAACAATCAAGAGCTTCACTAAAGTTCATTTTGCTCTTTCTTGGATCATCATAATCCTCATCATGCATCTCTTGTGGATCACCCATAGTAACCTCCCTCAAAGTAATTAGCCCTCTCATACGAGAGGGCCTATTAAATCAAATTATCCTCGATGCTTGGCCTTTAATATAGCCTTGGCCTTTGCTGGTAGAGGAGGAGTACTCTTCGTCGGCCGTCCTCTCCTCTTCTCAGGAGCTTCTTTCGCAGGCCCCCGATTCTTGAAACCCGATACAGGACCGGGCTTCTTTCCTATTACCTTCTTGGTCGTCTTCTCTTCTCGAGTCTTTCGCTTCTTGGGCGTTTCCTCGGGGTCATCGTCTTCAAAATCATCCGTTATTTTACCGAGGAAGTCTTCGTCATCCCCTTCCTCTTCGGATTCTTCATCGCCGTCTTCGTCCTCTTCAACGTCAGCGAAGTCTTCATCCTCCACTTCCTCTTCATCCGAATCCTCTTCCTCCTCAACATCCCTCGATTTCGAATGCTTCTTCACAGGAGGCTTCTTTTTTGATTTAGCCTGTTTCCGAGGCGTAGGCTCTTCCTCCTCATCCTCTTCTTCCTCTTCGGAGTCCTCGTCCTCTTCTTCAGAGTCATCATCGTCTGAATCTAACTCTTCAAGAGAGTCCTCATCCTCCTCATCTTCATCTTCGAGGTCCACATTCGAATCGTCTTCCTCTTCAAAATCACCAGCGCGGAATGCCTTGGCAACCTTTTTAATTTGAGCCATGTCAACTTCAAAAACGCTGTCAAGATCAACATCCTCCGGTATCTCTACGTCGGGCTTTTCGGAAGGTTTCTTCGCAGGTATAAATTCTACCGACGAGAACTCGTCTTCTCCACGCTTGCGCTTATCAAAAATTATATATCGATTAAATAGATCCTTATTCTGAACTATATAATCGTACTTTGCCTTACACGCAGCAAAAGCATCCCGATTGGCCTTAGTCAATGAGAGAAGACCAACCTGTGCATTATCAAATTCTATTTTGAATTGCTTCTCGCCCTTTACAGATACTACGTTGCGCTCGCCCTTAGCTGCGATGAAGTACATTGCATATTTAGCTCTAATCTTAAATGCTAGATCCTTCTCAGCCTTTGCCGCAGAAGACTTACCGGCACTTGCCAATTTCTTTGCGGAATTAAAATGCTCTTGCGCTAAAGCACAAAGAGGACAGTCATCAGCGGCATAGCCCTTTCCTTTCATGCCACCCGCACAAGGAATTCGATTTGGACTACCTCCTATGTCAATCCAATGCTCATAGCCCTGCTCGAACTTAGAGCTAAGGAAATAAATCGGGGCCTTCTCTCCTTCCTTAACTCGAATGTAATTTCCACTCGATTGAGTGGCTTGCTGAGACTCGCGAACAACTTCATCATCGGTGAAATCATTCGCGTCTGACTTCCTAGTCGAAGTCTTTTTCGCCGGTCGAACCCTCGTAGAACCAGTGCTCTTTCCCTTCATCGTTGTCTCCTTTCTATCAGTCATTAAAATCCCCACTTGATTCGGATCCAGCACCGCTGCTGAATATGTTTAGTTCGCTTATGGTCAGCTTCGCAATACTTTGCAATGCTGATATTAAGTTCTCATAAGCAGTAACAAGCACAAGAAGCCTTTCATTAACGTATGAAATCTCTCGTTGCCTCCTTAAATGCGCTTTATATGATTTGGGATATCGAATCATGATCTGCATGTCGATAACCTTTTGCGCAGCTTTTTTATATTGAGGAAGTTGGGCTATTGAATTAAACTTTGTAGCCTTCCAAAAGTCAAAGTCGGTATCTATCGACGCGGCCATTTTCTTACCATCGGCTCGAAGAGCCGCATAAAATGCTCTTTTGCCCACAGCCTTAGCAAGACCATTCTTTAAATTCTCCGGAGTAAGCGAGGAAGGTTGAATATTGTTTTCAATAGCTTCCGCATAAGTCTTATCGCCTATATGAACAGTAATAACGCTTTTGGCAGTGTCCATACTTACCCCTTAAACTTAATTCCCGTTAAATCAAGTTTCTCAATATCAGCCTTAGAATTATACTTTGCAACATCTTTAGCCGTATGCTTTATTATTTTATTTAACCCTTTACTTTGGGTGAGACCCGACAACAACACATTCACATGTATAGCCTTACTTTTTTTATTAAAGTGGCTTGATCTCAAAACAAACGTAGTATGAGTTATCTTAGATAACTTTTTATATATCATATCAAGAAATTCAGGAACATTCGGATCATTACGCATTGAATAAGGAAATCCAACGGCAACCGCATACATCTTAGTAGTACCTATATCAAGATTTCCAAATATTAATGATCTAAACTTTGCACTACTTATTAAATCTAAATCCAATTTATTACACACCAATTCCCTGATGTCTATTATTCCTCCCTTATAAAATAGCACTCTGATAAGCTCTCGTTCATCAAAGCTTCCGATTCCACTTGATATTTCAACAGCATTTAAGTACTGCTCCATATCCGTAAGATTTCTATATCGTACCAATGACTTGACAATTCCTCTATTTACCTTAAACCAATAATTACCAGAGTCTTCATCGATGTCATCGTCCTCTGTGCCGTAACGTTCCAAGGCAAATTGGTTGTCAACAACAAGCAAGGTAAGTTTCTTAGGCTTCAAATACTTCTTTATTATTGTGTTTAAACTCGACAAAGCGTTTGGTTTAGCAGGAAGACTTTCACTATCTTGAGGAAGAGTAGCTACAAGAAGCACTTCAGACTTTTTACTAAATAGCCAACTGAGCACTAAAGACAAAAGACCACTTCCGCTTCCCCCTCCCAACCCTACGCAAACGAGGACACGATCGCCTTTATCTAATTCTGGAAATTGTCGTTCCAAGAACTTTAATATCTGAGGCTTATGCTCTTGAGCCAATCGTTCCCCAACCTCCGGATCTCTTCCGGTTCCATTCTCATCAATAGCAAGAATGGCGGACTTTGGGAATCCTGATTGTGCATAATCAATAGTTGCCAAATTTAGGAAACAACAAGGCGCCTCGAATTCCTCTGAAAATGTCTTAGCAAGACGATTACCACACTGCCCTAGACCGATGATGAATTGAATCACTGCCATTTCAATACCTTCCTTGCTCTTCTATAAGCCTTGAACATTTGCTTACTGCACTCGATTAACCGATCCATAGATATCTCTATGTTTTCTCGATCGGACTTAGTTATCTTAGCAGATTTGATCTGCTCAAAAAAGGCCACTGATTCGTCTACTATATGCTCGAACGCCTCGCTATTTGCAACAAGAAGATCGACCATATTTTCCACAATAGAATCATCAACGACCTCTTCTTCCTCTTGAGACTCTTGTTCATACTTCCAAGCCTGTTTACCGACAGAAGACTTAGCCTTACGCTCTGATTTAGTCTGAATATCATTTTGTTCAAGATCTGCCTTCACATCTGCCAATACATAACCTTTAACAAAATACTCCTTTAGCGCAAGTTGATCGACTCGCACATCCTCCATCATATCTAAGTAATCCCTAATCTCTACAAATCTTTTAATCTCTGTAAGTAAATAAGTCTTCCGAGGAAACAACTGCTGTTTAAGAGCAAAATTCCATGCATACTCTGGAAGAGTAGCATACTTTTGCCACACCTTTGATTCATCCTCGCTAATTCCTAAATCCTTGAGGCTTGGATTCTTACTATTATTTAATTTTGGCCCTCGTTTTACTAATGGCATTAAAAGGGTCCCTATTTCTCGTTGCATAGACACCTTAGATATCATCGCTTGTTGTTGAAGTTCATCAAGTTTTATTTTATGTGACATTGCCTCTATCGCTGATACCTGATTCAAAGCCTGTATAGCAAGCTTAGGATTTTGTTCAAATAAACTTCGAACTACCTTCCTGGACTCTTCAAGAAAGTTCACCGTCTTTTGCATGTCAATATCGACATGCGTATCAAACCTGAGCGCGACCTCTTTGGTCATCGAGTGTCCCCTGAACCGTTTAATACTCCACGTTCCTTTCGAGATTCCAACTTCTCCAGATTTTTTATTGCAATATGATTGAATGTTGAATTTATTTTAACTGAGATAGTTCCGATATAAACTAGACAATTATGCAGGATTTCAAACAACCTCTCTCCACTTATTTTGTCAATTATTCCACCTTGATCTCTTAATATCTTCTTAACACATTCTGCAAATAATCCAGTCGAATACAACAAGTCATCAACTATGGTATTAGCACCGTGTCTTTCAAATGCTATATGATCTTTTATCCAAGAATCAAAAGTTAATTCCTCATTGTCCTCACCACGAAATTGAGCAACAGTAGAAAGCTTATGCCCCAGTATATCGGCAAGAATAGAAATGCACCAAAGTACGTCTGATAACTCAAGAATAATTTTAGAATGCACTTCTGATACCGAAGTCGTTGAGGCTTCTATTGTAAAATAATGCATCTTCTCATAAAGTTCTGCGCTCTCTCCAATTAATCCAAGAGTAGGATAAATAATTTTGATTGACGGTTGCTCCGTAAATTCAATGGAATTAAACGAAATGTCATAAACAAAGTTAGGAAATATAGCGGTTTTCTTAGCCTGCTCTTGATAGTGATTGAATGTCATTTTGATTGCTCCTTATCTATCCAACGTTGTAGGTAGTTTAGGGCCTTTCCTATGTCTTGAACTGAGTTACCCTTAAATGGAGCGCGCGCAATATATTTCACTGCTTGCCAGAGAAGGGGATCATGAGGAAACCACGCATCCAAAACGTCCCATACTTCAAATTTTGTTTGATTGTAATGTTGGGGATGAACTATCAAAAGATCGACACAACCAGAAATAGGTTCAGTCTTTGCCATTATCTGCTCTCCTAACTTTATTAATTACCTCAGCACTTCTAAGTTTATAAATTAAATTCTGAAAATATATATCGTCGGCCATATCCCCACTCCCAATTCTAATACCGATTGAGTCTATGAGAGCTTGTCGTTCCCTAGGAACCAAGTCAACACGATAGTGAATCATTCTACATCCCCCATATCAAACACACTTGGGCAATTGTGCCGACAATATCGATACAATGGAATAATAAGATCCCTCATCTGAGGATGTGCAGCCTTCGATATGGCCCTAAGTTTAAATATATGTCGCCATTCTCTGAAGTTAGCAGTAACCACTATTTCAGTCTTTAGACTGTTTGGTAGAACGCTCCTAGCTTGTTGAGGACTCCACCCTTTTGACAGTAATTCAAAATAAAAGTTCTCAGCCTCGCGCATTGACTGATACCACAAATAATTTGTACTTGTAGACTTCCAGTTCTCTTCTGTGTTGATTGATACAACTAAAGAATCTACCCAAACTGGACGTATATAAGTTATTTGTCGATTAAATTTGTCCTTCGAGTAATCACAATACCTCGTTGACTCCTGTGTAAAACTCGCTATTCGATGTCGAATTAGTTCGTGACTCACGCCACGATCAGTAATAAACTTAACACTCATCGAAGAATGTTCGAGAACAGCCTCGTGTCCCTTTAGAACAATCATTTTAATAAACTGATCGGCGGAATCATCTGATATTTTGTCCTCAGATTTATAAGCCACCCTACCCGACATTTCAATGAATTTCTTATCATTATCAAAATAGTTATTAGACAATATTTGACAGGATTGATCAATTATTTTCATTTTGTAGCTTCCTCATTTAATATTAAATATTTACCAGTAAATTCTGGCCGTTTATCCTTATCAAACGTTATTGCTATTGCAAGAAGCTTTATATTCTCAACCTTTCGTTCAAAACTAAGTCCGTAACCGCTTCCCTCCACACCACCGCCACCCAATAAGCGCTCCAATTTAATTTGGGCGGAAGTTGGATCTTCTGCAATTACATAATAGTCTCCAATTTGATTAGAACACAGATACAAGTTCATTACGCGACCTCCTCTGCCTTAACATCAATCGTTTCTTCGAGCATTTCAGAATCCATCTTCTCAAAGCGAGTTGCCGCATATCCTAGCTCATTATTACTTATTGGATTAATACCAAGAGCCATAGCGGCAGCTCTATTGCTCATATTGTGAATTTCCATGAGCCAGACGACCCACTTACAATTTTTATGTATGTTCTTATCGTGCACCACATCAGGCCCATCAAACCGTGCAATGTCCCTAATTGTGTACATATGACCGCACTCGAGAGGATGCCACGGTGGCGAAGAGATGTCGGCGGCGTCCACGCAAATCACCACTTCTCCAATTTCAAATGGTGCTTGCATTTAAATACTCCTTATACACCTTCTGAACCTCTGAGGGTCGAAGGTCGTTAGGATCTTTCCCACCTGGAATCTTCAATTCAACCACAGGCAGATATTTTGTCAATAAACCGCGATTAATTTCAAATGCCTTGTCGCCTGCTCGGTCTCCATCATAGTTTAATACCACCATATCCGCATATCGTTTTAATAAATAAACTTGATGGGGCTTTAATTCGTTAGTTCCAGTAGTGGATACTGCCAAAATCCCAAATTGCTGAAGGTAGCTCGCGTCTAAGGTGCCTTCCTCGACCATGAGGTAGGGAAACTTGGACTTGCCTATATTATATTTAACAAGCAGATTATTAAGACCATAGAGCGCCCGAAGATTCGAACGCCCTTTCACATTCTTGTACTTGGGATTCTTGCCCTTGATTAAAGTACGTCCTGTAAACGACAGCAATTTCCCACCCTCATTGTAAATCGGTATGATTACTCGCTCTGCCCACCGACCAGATTTACCGCCGTATCTAAAATCGAACTCCCGTATTGTGTTTGGCTTAAATCCCCTATCAACTACATATTGCCAAGATTTTGGACATAATTCAAGTGGTTTATATATTTTATGGAAACTCTTTATCGAGAGATATTTTAGCTCCTTCTTGACTTCTTCCCTGTCCAATTCCTCAATGGAATCATTTAATTCATCAATTAAATTATCCGCCGTCTCTAAGCTTAACAATTCCTGCTTTGCATCAACTCTAGACATTCCTGTATAATCGGCAAGGAGCTTTTCAAAAGTTCCCGCCTCCTTGCAGCCGTGGCAATAAAAGACGCCCGTCTTAATATTAAATGCAAGGGAGGGCGTATTCTCATCATGATAAGGACACGTATCAATAAATACTTCATCCTCTCCAGCATGTCGGTCAATTCCAATATTATATTTATCGAGCAACGCCAAATAGTCGATCATTTATTTAATCCTTTGCAAAGTCGTGCTTGCGCTTCTTTTTTGGCATAGCACGAGTATCGTCCTCGTCCCACAATGCAAAGTCTTTAATTTCATGCGACTGCTCCTGGAATATTCGCATATGGTCCATGTCCGGATGCAACACAATAGCCCTCGTTGGAAGTTCGGCATTACGCATCTTTAAAACTTGCAATTGAATTACATCATCATCTCGATCAGATTCCGTCTGCACGAGACCAACTACGACAGGGGCGGTCTCGGTGATAGCCCTCGCATATTTAAAGTCCCCCAAGCTCAAAGCCTCGGCGTCTATCGCCTCATCAATTAATTGATTTGCAGTCCATAAAGCGCAAGTATCATTTAATGTGGATGTTAGTACCTTCACTTCCCAACAGACATCGGACTGCGCCGACCACTCTTTTGAAGATCCATGACTATGTATTGGATTCATTATGTTAAGATAGTCAAGCAGTATTAAATTAATAGGCGCACCGTATTTATCCTGAATATTTAATGCGCACCCTTCAATGTCTGCCGCTGTAAAGTTTCTCGGGAATGACACAACCTCCAAAAAGTTCTGATGAACCTCACCCTCTTCCTCAACCTTCCTACGCCACGCATCCATTTCCTTTTGAGTTAAATCGCCCATTCTAAACTTGCTGCTAGAAACTCCAGCTATGTTTGAATCAAATCTCAACTCGACATCAAACCTCGGCATCTCCCCGGATACAAATAAAACATTCTTCCCGAAATCTCGCCAAGCGCTTGTCCCTAAGCACTCGAGCATAGCGGTCTTTCCTATTCCTGAACGACCACCTATTACTCCAAACTCCCCCGGCATTAAACCGCCCGTCATAGAATCGAATGCGTGAATCCCGGTTAATACGCCAGCGCTATTTCCATCTTTTGCAAACTCCTGCTTCTTAACGATGCTTTCATATCTATCCTCAAAATTATCAACATAATTTCCGCCATTAATTCCGTCCTTAACTCTCACACCAGTGCTTATAGTTTGAAGTTGCTGTTTTATTTCAGTCACGGTCATACGTTTAATATTCTTAATTACAGACTTCATGCCCTGAAGCATAGTGCGACCCTCAAACAATTCAATCAGGGTTTCCCTATTTGCCTTGAACGCCCTCTCAGTTAACACACTAGGTCGAATCGAATAAATCTTGTCAATCGTATCATCATATAATTCTTGCTCATCTTTCTTAATGTACTTCGCCGCCCTCAGTTTAACGTCAAGAACGTCTTTAGTTATCGGGGTCCTAATCTCCCGTTCAACTTTAATTATATTTGCGATGATTATGCTACTAAACCATTCAGGCTCCAGACCGGATATAAATTCACTAGACTGCTTGCATATAAATGCCGCTAGTTCTAGTTCTATGTCCTCTGAGCGGTAATTCCGCTCCACAAAGGTTTCAACGCTGCTCATTTAATAAACCTACCTTTGTTTAACGATTTAAATCAAACTTCTCAAAATCGTAAGCCATCTTTTTAATTGCGGGTGCATAATAATTAAATTCTCCAAGCAATCTACTTTCAAAGTTGTCCTCCACAACCTCACTATAGTCCTCACCGTCGAATATTAAACGCATACAATGTCTCTTTAATAAAGACACAATGGACTTTCCGAGTAGAGCGTCCAAAGTATCCCTATCAGCGTTAGTCGCACATATGACAACCTTGCGCATATTAAATAAACGCCTGAATAGATTATCCATCATTACCTTAATTTTATTAGAGCACTTATCAACCTCGTCGATGATTAGAAATTGCCCTTGCTCATAGTAGTCAATTAAATCCTCATTCTTAGCGAAGGTAGCATCGACATAAGCGGCAAGCGTAAAGTATCTCACCGAAAATCCCTGAACGATTGCGGCTTTCCCGATCTCACAAGCTACAGAGGTCTTGCCCACTCCGTTATTTCCCTGGAATATTAAACCAAGACCCAATTTATGGGCTCGATCCAGGTGTGCAATAAACGTGCTTGTCTTATCACGAACCTCGTCGCTTAACTGTAAGTCATCATAATCAAGCGCCCAATAATCCGAAGGAATGAGTGCCTTTGTTAAACGGGACAAATATCTGAATATAATCTTGCACTTACAATTCGAATACATTTGGTCATCATGAGAATCAGTGATAGTACCTTTGCCGTGGCATATTTTGCAGCGCCCTATGATGTTGTGCTTTAACTCTTCAACCTGATTCCTAAGCTCTTGATTAAACTTGGTCATTTAACTGTCTCCTAGAAAGTATGTATGGGCTTCGGCTTCTTAACGCCAAAATGTTTACGGATTCGCTCCTTCTCTATCTCCTCTTCCTTCCTACGTTTGGGGGCTCTACGCCAATATTCGTCAATCTCCTCGCTTGATGCAGTTTTGTCTACTATCTTCTTAGCTAATTCTTTATCGCTTATTCTTGTCACATCATTCTCAACATCTTCAGCTTCCTGCTCTGAAACACTAAGCACTGTAAACTTCTCGAAGTTTTTAGGTTGATATAGAAATTGGGGATTATACAATCCACGTTTTAAATACCAGACTTGAGATGTCGAATGGATGCCGCGATGTGCTGCCTTAAAATCGTCTAAGGTGTAACCGGACTCAAATAGAGCTTTTATTAATTTAATTGTATCTGGTATTAAACGGAACTTTGCTTTTGTTAATCTACCAACTTCATTCATATCATCTATAACAGACTGATACAGCAGTTCATTTAATTTTGGCGCGCGCTTATTTATTTTACTATTAATCTTACTATCTTTATTCTTATTCTTACTAATATTATCCATAGAAGAACTATATATATACCCTGGTCTTATAGACCTAGATTCCGAAATGAGACGGTTAGGTCCCAATTTCACTCTTTTACTAGGGTTTTTATGAATTTCAACTGTCTCATTTGAGTACTTTTTTTGCATATTCGGGTCATCAGGATTTCGAATAACTGTATCAATCTCGATACGCTTACTACCAATTTCTCTACCTGTTTTTGATTTAATTTCCTCTTTATGCACATCAAGAATCTTTTCGATAAACTGCATTTTAGAATTAAATTGTCTAATCAGTTTTGTACCAGCTTTAAATTTATAAATACGTTTATTAGTAGATCCTATAGTATGATATTTCGTATAAGTTAATAATCCTAATTGTTTAAATAAAGCAAGTTGTCTAAACATTACCGCCCTAGATACTCCACAATGATATGCAAGATCCATAACTTCAAACCGATGCAGGGGCTTAGAAATTAAAAAGTCTAGAATATATGCGTTTGTATGGTTAATTTCCCCTCTTATCAAGTATTCATTAATAATTTCATGAAGACAGTTTATTTGCAATTGTGATAAACTCATCAACCGCTCCTAAATTATTTGAAGAATAAACGAGGGGCTAGCGTAACGGATGCTTGGTCATCCTTTCGCGTTGCCGAGAACAACGCGCCTACGCTAGCCCCTCAAATACTCTTCATAATGCCCAATCTCGGAAGGCTAGGCTAGGATGAAGCATAACGTTCCCAAGCGTCTTGCTCTATCACTCTATATCTTATCCGATTATTTGGAATAATTCAAGTAAAATAAAAGACCGCTTCCAGATTTGAAAGCGGTCCGATTCTCCATGAGAACTTTTTATTACGTGTATCAGTCCGATTCCGGATCGAACTCTTCCTCTTCCTCCTCAGCGTCGTCCTCATCGGCGAAGGGGTCCTCAAGAAGATCCTCATCCCCCTCTTCATCCTTGGGCTTTCCCTTTGACTTTGCAGTCTTCGCTTTTGCCTTTGACGACTTCTTCTTAGGAGCAGGGGCCTCTTCCTCTTCGTATTCCTCTTCTTCGATTTTGGCTTTCTTCGATTTGGGCTTGGCCGGAGTCTTTGCAGGCGCCTTCTTGTTCGAAGTCTTTGATGGAGTCTTCTTTTCAGAAGGCTTGCTCGCAGTCTTCTTCTTGGGAGAGTTGCCCTCGTTGGCTTGTCGAGTGACATAGATGTACGAAGTTCCTTCCGTAAGATCGAACTTCTCAGCCACCTTGACGGCGATTTCGCGCCTCGACAACTTTCCCTTATCGAGGAACGGCTGAATGAATGCAACTATCTTTTCGCTCTTTCCCGGCACGCGAGGAGCCCTCTCCTTTGCCTTGGGCTTTGCCTTGGTAACAGGGGCATTTGCGGAAGCCTTCGCAGGAGCCTTCTTCGCAACCTCTTTCTTGGCCTTGGGATCTTTGCTCGGAGCCTTCTTTGCAGGCGCCTTCTTTTTATCCGGAGTCTTCTTCGTGGTCGCCATATTGCAACCTCCTTCATGTTCTTTGGGGATCAAAAGACCCTCATTTATTGATGCAGATTTAATATTATGTTTAATTTGTTTGAATGTCAAGTCATTAAAGTAAATATCTTTAATAGCCGTTAATTTTGATCGAAGATTCTTTAACATGAAATGTGCGTACCCATGACTTCCTGACATTATCTTATTTATTTCTCTTCCTCGAAACCCTTGTTCCAAAAGATTGACAACAGATAATTCATCGGAACTAAGCACTGATTTTATCCTGTTTATGTCCAATTTTAATACCAACCTATCAAAGTCATCATATCGACTTTCAGCATAATCCACAATTGGAATCTTACATGTGGTTACTGATTGATTGGACGAATATTGACAAATGTCAGGAAGCTTATTTCTATCTATTAGACCCTGAGAATTATCAAAGCATAACCCATCTATACGTTGTTTAGCACGAGATATGGCGTGGCCTTTTTTTTGACTGCACTTTTCAGATAACATCTTTCTTGCCGTCCACGACATAAGGCTAAGACAATGGGATTTAAATGTTGTTATCGTGGCCTTCTTAACAGCTGTCGGTTGTTTATAAATGTACTCCAAAGTGCGAGTTAAAAGTTCCTGGCTTAAATCCTCTACTTCGGCATGAATAAATCTCTTCATTCGATATGCAAAATGATAAGAGAACTTTACCAAGTCTTGACTAATTCCATTAACTTCCTTAGTCGTGGCAATCATCTGTTGCTCTCCTAGAGTGTAATGTTTAGACGTCACTGTATTGTTATATCGTTAAATTTATTCCACGTCAATATGATTCCGTGATGATGACACGAAATTGTATGTCTTTGTAATGTATATAAATAAACCCGGTTAAACAACCGGGTTTGTTTCGATCTACCGAATAGATTAGTGCTTAATGGCACTAATTACTGCTGCGGATGCGGCCGTTAGAGTCGAGATTGAAAGTACGGCACAGCCTATTGAAAGCCACACTATCGTTGTCGATTGCTCTTTGATCAGTTGCTTCGACTCTTTGAGCGCTTGCTGACTGTCCAATAATGCCTGCGCCGCTAAAGAAGCTGCCTGCTGCTTTGCTTGCTCCGAAGCCGATGAGGATTCCGAGGACTGCGCAGGCGATGCATGGCACCACGATGAGATGAGGGCTAAACTTAGAACCAGTACTAGAATCCGTTGACATTTCATACCTCCTCCTTAATTCTCTAAAGTAGTAGCCTTGGGATCAAATAATTTGGTATTTGATTGAGTTGAAATAGCCCCTATTGAATTATAATTCATCGGAGGTTGATACCCTGATGAATTCATCCTGCTTTCATTTCCCCAAGCTATTCCTTGAAGTGCTGCTGAATAACTTAACAAAAGTGCCATTATGCCTAATATGGGGATTTGGACTTGTGTTCCATAATGCTTTTGAAGAATGTCTTGAATTATAGGTGCCCACAATGGAGCAAATACCGCTTCTAAAAATGCACTAAACGATTGGACTCGTTTACTCGAAACATCTCCAAGAGGATCATGAAATATTCCAAATCGCCGACGTACAGGTTGTACCTGTTTAGGTGGATCAATCTGTACGTCGGACATAACTGTAATTAGGGCTTGAGAGCAATGAGAATAGCTACGACAACGGCTCCCACGAGTGCCATCAGGAAACCTGACCAGTCACCATGAAGCAATTGCCGTACAGCGAAGAACGCAAAGACGCCACAAAGCACCCTTCGCGAACTGATCTTGGTCGGGTTGGAATTGGGCTGGTCGAACAGACGAAGCACCTTCTGAACGAACGCCTTGGCCTCTCCGTACCATACGATCACTTCTTTAGCCACGGTTACAATCCAGGACCATATGGTGCTGAAGAACACCACGATCCAAGACTTAGCCTTTACAACATCTGACATAGAACCTCCTTATGATTTGTCTTTGAAACCGATGTACCTATTATATTAACTAATTTAACTTCGTTTGTCAACATATTCAGTTTATTAATTAATGCTACCAAATATTCGAGTAATAGCTTCAAATATAGAGTCAGTCAAGGCGACCGAACTTAATCCAGCCATGAACATAGACCCCATTCGATGCCAAAGGTGTAAAGATCGTACTGTTCGGTCGCTCTTTCGTACCGATTCAAACGTTACTAATCCACCGGCAGACACAATAGCAACTACAATGGTCGCTATCAATCTAGAGGGCTTTAGATTTTGTCTGGCAAGATGGGGAAAACTTGCCAACATAATACCTGCTGAAGCGGATAGTAGAAGCATAATCCAAGATCCTGTGTCTCGTATCCAAACATTAAAGGTTCGAATTGTTTTCTTCATTTAACGCTCCATTAGCCGATGTTTGACTTTAAGAATTCTTCATATTCATCCTTAACCTTATTTATTTTATTGTCATTCTCGACGGCACATGTTCTCGCGTATTCAAACATATCATCGATTGTCTTATTTATTTCTGCGATACTTTCATCGCTATGGTTAGCCTCATAAAGTTTATAGCGAGGAATAGTACTTCCTCTCCAATATATATTAAGGAAATCTACCCCCTTCTGTATGATAGAAGTCTTGTATCTTCGTTTACGCTCCTGCCATTCAGTATCATTGTCAGATATAAAATGGTTCTTTAGTATGGCTATTTTAACATATTCTCTTATTTCTCTACTTAGTCCCATGAGAGCTAAGTTATAATTAATGTATTCTTGATTTTGAACAAGATCCTCTTGAATAGGAACGGCTATTTGTAAAGCATCAATAAATACTTTCTGAAGATATCCCTTTAATTCAATTTCCTTCTCATCAAAGTACCTCATTTGAGTATCAATTAATTCGTCCCTCATGTAATGTTTGGTTTCACAATACTCGGTAGTTTTCATAACCACCTTTAGTATGTCTTTAGCATGAGGGCAAAATTGATGTGGATTTACTCTTGAATCGTCTCCCTTTCGATACGGTTTAAGAGTAAGCTTTCCGGCTTGCAGTGTGCCACCAGATTTTAAAAACCCTACCAATGCGGATATTATTAATATCAGAGTTAACCCTATGGAGGCCCAAAATTCCCAGTATTTAAACACAGTGTCAGACCCCATACATACCGCCTTTCAAATCATAGCTTAAACCATGCCAATTTAATATATTTATTAAATTTATAGTTACTTGTATTAATTTATATTTAATGATATTGTATGTCTTAATAAGATATACAAGGAGGACTATATGACATGGCTCGCTCTGGCGTATCTGCTCTCGGTGGGGACACTGAATTATAATGAGGGAGCAGCCTCGAATGCTTATTCTCCGATTACACAGTACCCCTCGAATACTTATCAAACTACTCTTGGAATAGAAGCACAACTGCTTGATAATCACATTTTTATAGGAGGTTCTGTAGAAACTTGGGAATCTTCTTTGAATAATGGACTCTTTGCTCCGTGGGAAAGTCTTTATATAATTAATGCTGGTATTAGATTTAGTAACATTGAATTGGGCTACCGGCATGAATGTGATCATGCCACTATTACAGGAGAAACACCAATATACGGATTTTTGGAGAATAAAGATGAGATTTATTTTACATATAAACATGTTGCAAAGATATTTTAACATAATTTTATGCCAATCTTCTTGCACTTATTCTAAAGTTTCTATAATAAGCAAGTGGAGGACTGTTACCATATAATAAAAATATTAAATAATAAGTTGTTGATGTAGTGATAATAACTCTTTTTAATTTAGTTATTGACCCTCGAACTTCGCCTACATTCGCACTTTGCATTCCAACTAGTGCCTCCCCGGCCAGATCATTGTCAGATATACTAGAAGAAGATGTAGACAAAGCGGCTAACAGGGACATAGTTGTAGCGTAACCTGTTTCAGCGTCTACGTCCCCCGTCATTAATAAATCGTAAACTCCAGGAACTAAAACAATATTTCCTATATTATAAGGTACACCTGAACCAGGAGTTCCGGTTGTTATTGAACCGCTATAAGATGCTTCAAGTTCCGGTCCGTTCGTCGCGACGACGGCCCATAGGCCCGCCGGGTTGTATTCGAGAGTAACATAGTCGCCGCACGCCTGGAGAACAAAAGAAGTCCCATACGATCCGCCATAATATCCAAGATGGTCCGATCCGGCCGCGTTTATAGTCGTAACCGCGGCCCCAGTGTACACCGTGACCCTATTGCCTACTTGCATGCTGGAGATAGGCGGCAGGATGACGGTATTCGGGCCGACTCCGCTCGACCAGAACGTATAGCTGGTCCACGGGCCGTTGGGGATCGTGCCTCCTGCTCCGGACCCGGAGCCCATCGTCCCGCCTGCAAGGACTGCGGGCCAGTTGGTCCCGAGAGCGCCTGCAAGGACTGCGGGCCAGTTGGTCCCGAGAGCGCCTGCAAGGACTGCGGGCCAGTTGGTCCCGAGAGGCAGAGATACTGAATCATAAATCGTGCCCCAAGTGCCTGCCCCACCCGAATAGTATCTTTTATATAATATTAATGTGGAAGTATCAAATGCGTATTGTACAGATTGTGTAGTACTTACAGTAACAATTATTACTTCAAAGTAGTGAGCCAGCCCTCCTGGTGCACCCGTACAAGCATTAGTAGTTAAATAAAATCCCCCAGGCAAATATTGGTTAAGATTTGTTATGCTCGGAGGGCTTAGTGTCCCTATTCCATACTGAATAACCGATGCCGCATCAATTCCGTTTGCCGACCCCAACACGGCAGAAGCATTTAGTGCTATCGGCCAACCTGCACCCAACGGCTTTGTTAATGCAGATTTCCATTGCCCAATTCCATTAGCGATGACAATATAATTTCCTGAATTAATAGCACGAAGAACAACGTAATCCCATTGTGAAGACAGAACAATTGAAGTGACCGATCCATTGATAGTATCGGCTCCAGTAACAGTTACAGTAACGGTATTTGCACTACTATCGGTTTTTTGAAAAATATACATTCTTCCTCTATTTGCCGATGCCAATGGCAACGAAGTGGTAAAAGGAGAACTTGCAGCATTTTGTGCAATATAATAAAACAAATCTTTACTGCACCTTGTACCGCCATTATTGCCATTCCATAATCCAGTGTTTCGAGAGTCATATACATAACTTGGAGTTGTAGCCCCCACAGGTATAGCCACTTCCATAACTTTAATGTATCCAGGATCAGTAGTCGGATAGGTATTTTGAACCGAAGCATTTCCTGGTTTAATTACTATATTAATTCCAAATTCATATCTTGTATTAACATTATTTGTCGATACTTGCTGCGTAACAGGGTCTATAAACTGTCGAGATGAAGAATTATAACTATTTAATACTGGTTGAATCTCGACGATATCATATCTGGTGTAAGTTCCAGAATTAGATCCAAATGCAAGAACCTGATCCGATGGATTAATAACCCCAAATATGTTTCCAGCGCCGGAAACCCATCCCCAGGTATTATTGGACCAATAAGATCCCGAGAAAGATACCGCGCATCCGGCAGTTAGTGTAACGTTTAAATTTGATATTGTTGTAGCAATTAAACCGGCTATAACAGTATCCGAAGTGGAGACATCATCCACATCTTCGTTATTAGCGAGCATCGCCAAAAGTTCAACTTCATTTTGATAGGTCTCTTGTGCCATAAAATTAAAATCAGCGCTGGTAGCTTGTTCTCCAGAGTAAAACTGTGCAGCTTTTATAGCTCTACTTGCGTTAAGGACCATGATGAGTTTCCTCCATCGTTCTTCTCATTAAAGTATACCATGTGATAAACCCCAATCGATATTATCAAGTGAAATAAGCAGATATTGTGTTCGTAATAGACCTGACGTTCAAGAAATCGCACTTACTAAATACTGAGAACTGTCTTGAACCTATTTTAAAATAAGTGGTAGAAGTTATTGAATTTAAAGATACTGTATAGACCACAAAACTTACACCTGCGGCCTTTATTCTTTGTATTATATTGTATATATAAGTTATTATTACACCTGAGTTAACACCACCAATATAATTGTTATTAAGAAATCCTATAAAATCATTATCAAAAGTCAATGTACTAGTTATTGCCTGCGTTCCGGAAAATCTAACCTCAAAATATAGATTATTAGTATTAAATGGCTCTACTATCTGAATACTACCAATATTAATAAAGTAAGATAATGCATTTAAAATTGCTCCAGGAGTACATCTATTTGGAAATGAATTTTGGGCCACTATTGCTAAAAACCTATCGAGATACATAGAATCGGTTTCAGTTGCCCCATTTCTAGGCAAATTAATAAAAGCGTTTATTATTGAATTTAATTCATTACCTGTAGCTTGAGCAGGATTCATTGATCCTACGTAATAACCTGCAACAAGTCGAGCGTATTCAAGCTCATTGCACAGTGCACCGCATTTGAAATCAGCAGACGTGACTATTGTTGGATTAGGAACAAAATCTGCACTTCCGATGACGGTTATATAAGGAAGATCATTATCCCCCTTATTTATAGCACTTGAAATTGCAGATTGATTTATTTCGGTTATTACGTTCATTTCTATATCCTATCAATTAGGAGTAAATGTTATAGTGCCAACTCTTCCAACCTGTGAAGGAAGAATAGTGGTGTCGCTTGATGGGGAAGATATCACGCAATTTGCAACTCCATATACTCCCATTACTGCCGATATTAGTTCATTGTATATTACGTTTGCTCCCACTCCTAATGAATTAATATAGTTTGTCAAAGCTGTATTTATACTATTAAATACGACCGTTTGATTTGCTCCAGATATTAAATGAACCGTTCCTACCACATTGATAGTTACAATCGAAGGTGCATAAACAACCACATTTACTCCAGCTGCTCTATACCCTGGATTTGAAGTGCTTCCATTTCCATTTATTATGGATTGAACTTGAGCTATAGTCGCAGCACTAACTCCACCCACTTGTCCATTATCAATGTATAAACTTACGTTTACATTTGATACTGGCGGAAAGTTCTCTATAACAGAGGCGGAGGTTATTCCAGTAACAGAAAGAGCACCAAATATTAAACCAGCTATATTTGATACTCCCAATCCTTCTATATAAGCCTGGAACCTTTGGTTATATTGGTAAGGAGTCTCCGAATCGGTTCCTCCCGTAGCGGAATTAGGATTAGTAACGGAGTTAATTCCGTTGACGCTTCCTATTAAAGAAGTAAGAGTGTTAGCGGCAACATTATTTGAATAACCTATCGCATTAGATACTGCGGGAATAGAACCGGATACGGTAGATCCTTGAGGAATACTTCCAGCAGAAGTTGTACTAAATACTATTCCAGATGCAGTCTGTACCTGAGTTCCTATCGGTATTGGGTAAGCCTGAGGAGCAGACACAGAACATCCAAATACTAAGTTCACGGAAGCGACTGTTCCGACCTTTTGAACTAAATTAAATACATACTGTGGAATGTTTGCAAGTTGTCTTTGGAATCCCAAATATAAAGCCACATATATCTCTTCTCCCACAAGACCTGTTGCCTCACAAAACGACCTAATTATTGATCCGGCATTAAAGTCAGTTATAGTGGTGGAGTTTGCCACTATATAAGCAATCATGCTTGCAACTATTTGATCAAATGTTTTAACAGGATATCCCATATTAAACTCCTAATCCTATGGACGTATTTATCGGAAGTGTGTAATCCCCACTAACGGGAGTTATATTTGCTGACATGAATATAGCGTCGCCCTGAGTATTGGCTTGTACGTTGCTAACACTAGCAACTCTAGGATCTTGAATTAAAGTGTCCTTAAAGTTAACTACCGCATAATTTAATGCATATGCTGTACCGGGTAATCCGACTGAATTGACTAAACCAAATGCCGTTTGTTTTATCATGCTACCGGCAAGTGTATTCAATCTTATGTTTAATGCCTGGAGTAGATTCTTCATTCCAGAAATTACTGCTAGGTCCCCACCCTCAGAAACTATGATATTTCCCTGAGAGTCTAACATTATATCAGTGCCATACGTATCGGTCTGAATATTTTCAGATATAATAAATTGATCTTTTGCTACGTTTTGTTGACTCTTTTGAATAGGTATGAATATTTTAGATCCTACTACAAGATCGGCATTTGAGGCTATTCCAGGATTAACCCAGGCAATATATATCCAGTCATTAGAATTTCCCAATTGAGATTGTGCAATGCTCTGTAATGTGTCGGCTCCCTGAACAGTGTATTGTAAAAGACCGGTATAAGTAAAATTAATTGTATTTGATGTCGGCAATGGAACTGAAGGATTCGTTGTATAATCCATTCCTTTAAGAGTAGACAGTACAAGAGATGCGGTCGAAGATGGGGTATTACTTATCGCATACCCATAAACACTAAGAGCATTTTCCCACTGATCGTTTATAACTTCCTTTGCACTCATGTAGCTTTGAACAGTCATAAGACCCATTGTATACGCAGAGTATACAAATTCATTAAGTTGCTTAAACGAAGCAATCAATGTCTTTGCCAGCCACAATGGAGACTCAATTACAGACTGGCCTTCACTTAACCAATTGGTAAAAGCCCCTTCCAATTGTGATACTTGTTGAGTTATCAAAGATACCTGATTCTTTATATTTTGAATTGTTTGAAATAATGGGAACGCATTGTTCATCGAATTTAAGGCATTAGTTATATTTGTTAATGAAAATATGGGGTTCTTTGCAGTGGATATAGGAGTAGCTTTAGCAACATCTTTGGTTCCCATTCTAGCATAAACAAAAAGCCGAATGGTGAACGGATATCTAAACGGTAAATCTGATGTACGATCTAAGGTGAAATCCAGCAAAATACATTTGTAAGCTTGGCCATCTCCCAAATCGTATACTCTTAGTTCATACTGATCAAAATCAACATTGTCTTTATATCTAATTATGGAATCACGGAATGTATAAAATGCAGATTGTGAAGTAAATCCTTGATTGTTATTTAATGTGGAAGCTGGAACCGCAGTTACACCAGTAGTTTGTGAATTTCCAGGATTTTGCTGATCTCCAGTTATAACAATAGGATTCTGTGCAGCCTGACCAGAAGGTTGAAATGTAGGAAGCGCCAACGCTGTACCTGACATGCCACTAATCGTCATTTCTATATTGTCAGCGCCATAGTCATCTACAAAAGCATTTCCAAACGTCTTTACAATACTAACTCGTTGCGGTTCCCTAATGGTTAATCGTTGAGGAGGAAGAACTAGTGTAAATGAGGACAAAATGGTGCTATCTTGAGTATGAACGACTTCGAAGAGGAAGCTCTTTATCAAAAGATTGTCGCTCATTTAATTACCTTGTGTCTTTATCTGACTTGCTTTTGCCGTAACAGAAAACGTCTGTAAAGTACAAGCACTTCCACCATTCAATCCAGCAACTCCGGAAACGTTCACGCTGTCCCCATCTAACACCGCGAAAGCTGCTCCAGATTTTATTTTTGTAGATCCCGGATTAATAGTAGCAGGTGTGGGAGACGTAGAAGAACATCCTGACACATCCGTAATACCAGCCGGAATTAATATGTTTAATGGTCCAAAATTAAGTTGTTTTCCTTGGGACTTAACTTTTGTGGACGGACTTGAAACAACGGAAGGCTGCACACTTCCGTATACATTGGAACCATAAGAGAAAGTTCCATTTGCATCAAACAACTTCTTCATTGGCTCACCGTCAAATTTCCGTTCAACGTTATTGAAGTCCCACTAGATTGTATTATATTTCCTTGGGCATCTTTTACTACAAACGTCTGGTTTGTTTCGTTAAGTTCAAAGTATCCTCCACTAGGAGTCTCTACTACTATTGTACCATTCGATTGTACCTCAATAGAAGTACCACTCTTAAATATCCTTCTATAAGTTTTTGCATCAAGACCTTTTTGAAGTAAAGACTTTGTAAATTGTTTGCTAGAACTATTAACAGGTGTCTGTCCTGCTTGAAATAAATTAGTGGCGAACGGATATAATGTTCCAATTATTACAGGGAACGATTCCTTACCCAAAATAAATAGGACCACGACAGTACTGTGTACCGCGGGAAGTTCGAACTCTCCCCATATTTGTGAAGCCGTTGCGTCATCTAATCCACATTTAGCAAGTATCGGAACATGCTGTTTTATCGATCCGTTTGAAGTGACCAAATCACAAGTCATTTCTTGAGGATTAACTGCATTTACTACACAAAGAGTGACTTCAACTTTGTCTGAATGAGGAAGTTTTTGCAGAAATTCTATTCCAGACTGAGATGCCCTCGCAATAGACCTACTCGAATAAGCTTGACCTACATTTGTGTTTCTCATGAGAATCCATTCCCCAAGGCAAATATGCCTCTCTTAAATATCTTATCCTTGAGACTTATTGGACCATTAATTCCAAATCCTCTTGTTAGCGTTAAATCAGAAGTTATTTCCCCTCCATAAGTCCAAGTGTGAGACACTCCTTCTACATAAAAATAGGCATCATTAATGTTATCAAAGCTAATCTTCTCGCCTATTCTAGGGTCTATTGTCTCATCGCTAGGAACTTCTATTCTAACGACTCCAGATAAAAATTGATCGTTATATTGAAACCAATTCATTAATGTCTGTGCTTTATATTTTGATTCTTGTATAATCGTTATAGGTGTAGAATCATTTAACAATTGTAAATCTTGATATCTTGGATATGGCATATTGGATTTATAAAATAAGTTCTGATGAAGTTCTCGAAGTAAATATTTATTGAGGGCAACAGGGTCTATAACTGGAGTTCCCATCGCGATTAGAGCAAAATCTTCTGGATTAAATATGGCCGGTGCCACTAAATATAAGGAATAGCTTTCCTCCATAGTTTTATTTAGATCAAATCTTTTAATATAGGAGGATGGAACGACTTTATCAATTAATTTAGACCACAAATTGCATGTGGTTCCATAATCGTTTATTGTTCCATCGAATAGAGTAGCCCTATTTATTAAATAATCATAATTATTAACTAAGTCAGTTGATACTACATTTGATAATAATGGGTCTGTCTCACTGTATATTTTACGAGGCCCACAATCCATAAATAGTTCATTAAATGGCATTTGTGTATATTTATATATTATCTGCAATAGATTTATGTTATTATCTTGAGGACTAAATAAGTATGGATCGCTTGGAGTATTATATATAGCTTGACCAACCATTCCAGTTTGGTAGTTTATCCAATAATTGAAATATGTTACGAAACTAGGAGCGCCGACCTCGCTAACAAAGTTAAGCCATTCATCGATAACCGAAATAAGTGCCGAGGAATATGGCTGGTTATTGTTCATAACGGTTGCTAGTGATGCAACAAATTGTGCTATTTGTACTCCCACCTTAACATAAGTTCCGCCAGGAACGCTATTCCATCCACTTTGTAGGAACAACGAAACCCCAAGATTTGCATTAGATATTAATTCTCCAAATGACGATATATAAAGAGACACCCTGCGACTTGGAGTTCCATCCGGAAGTATCTCTCCTGATGCACCGATTCTAGTTATATATCCCTGAAACTTTAAAGTATCAAACTCATATATCTGTATAACGTCCATAGGATTCATTAAATCCAAGTAATTACTGTCAGAGAATTGTGGTAGCATCGTTAGTACACATCGAGAAGCTGGATTTTTAATTGATTTTAGCCATTGAAATGATAGTGCCATTATAGTTATATCTTTAGGGTCTTTGGGTTGATTTGAGTCCCAATCCCAAGCTACCCACGTAACCTCTACCTTGGTCTTACGATATATAGCTCCCGGACCGCTGGAAGACCCTCCATATTTTGTGTCGGCATTACTCATTTGGATTCCACCTGAACTCTACCCTCATCAGTCACCGTCTGATGATAATGAGTTCGAAGTTCACTTCGCAATTCATTAAGCACAGAAATCATATCAGGTATATAATCAGGCTTCTGACCTTGCATTAAGTTTGTTTGGAATTCCTTCTGGTCTATCTTATTAGTAAATAAATCGGGTACATTCTTAAATAAATTGTTTAAAGTAGCAAACGCACTTGATTCTGTCTTTCCACCTGCCCCTTTCATATTTAAATAACTATCAGGAAGTTGCTTTGTATTGTAGAGGCTCATTTGCGCGGACAGATCCTCCATTGCAGACCCAGGTATGACTTTTGTTTTATTATATGCCTGTGATAATGCGGACGGTAATCCCACTGACCAATTCATGTCTCTTAACGACGAAACAACCCTTCCAACGGGAGTGGACATTCTGTTGTCATAAGGGTGAGCTATTGATTCTCGGACATTTCCAAATACATTAGATAGCGCTTCTCCTATAGCCTTTAGACCCCCTTCTGTTGATCGTTGATTTCGTAAATAATCTGATCCAACATCAGGAGGAGTCAATGTCAAAATTTTCGCAGCATTTATAGATGGAATATTACGATCCATTTTACGATTAGCTGCTTCTTCCGATCCCATATGAGAATCAATTATTCTCTGTGCCTCTTCTACATTGACTCCTAAAGTTTGCATTAGAGCAATTCTTTGTCCATCTATATCATTAGGAAACATTGTTCTTATTCTTTCATATGTTTCATCAGGACTGGCGTTCATAGCTCTCATCAACGTATCGGTGTAACTGTCGCCATTCCTTCTGAATTGCATAAAAGACCAAGCTTGCTCGGCCGATTTAATGCCACCACCAATGGATCTTTGAAATCCAATTTGTTTATTATATATTGATTCCGCTCCTTCTATAGAAGCATGTCCAAATTGCATTAGATTGTTTATTCCAACGGCATAGGATTGACTAAGCAAAGTTGAAGACCCTTTCTTAATTCCCATCGACATTGCTTGTTCAACTATATTACTAATATCTGTTATAAATCTTCCTTTGTTTGCTTGTGAAATTCCTGGCATATCAGAAATTCCATTTCTACCATTAGTTCCAAATAGTTCTCCATAACCCATTCCACCATGCTGTTTAAGAGCAATATATCGAGCTTGTATTGTTGGATCAACACCTTCATAAAATGCTTGAGACAAAACATTGGCATGATTTGATTTATCCGTATTAAATAAATCAGATTCTTTTATTTTAGATCCACCAAATTCTCCTAATGCATTCATAAATTGGAGTATCTGGTCGCCCATACCAGTTCCTTGAGCTTTTCCAACCATACCAGATTTAAAATTCTTACCTATTCCAACAAGATCAGACAAATTATAGCCTAATCTAGCACTAGATTTATTAAATTGCCCTCCCCACTCAGTAGAATTAGTAGCTAGTTTATTTCCCGCATATATGCTAAGTCCGGCAGCAAGAGCAATGGCGCCGGCAGCGCCACCCAACATTCTTGATAATCCAGCTATTCCCGTTCCTGCTCCGCCTATTAAATCTCCAGATCCGATGTCTTCTACTCCTTGAGCGGCACCACGAATAAATCCGAATCCTGTGTTTTCTCGCCCGTCGCTTGCGCGTCCCGCACCAACATTTCTTTCAGGTGCTTTAGTCGGATTTTTTTTTCCATATTTTCTAGTGATGTCAAGAAACTCTTTGTGTTCTTGTCGTAGAGCGTCCATGCCACTAGGTATATATAATCCAGAGGAAGACCGCTCGTAACCTCCTCCACCGGCGTTGCCACCGATGGATGCTCCAAATCCCCCCGCAGAATCACGTCGAGCTTCGCGTGCAGCTTCACCAACTTTCTTAATTTCGTTAGCGGCCTGATTACCACCTGAAGCTTGTAATACTATACGGGCGACTATATCAGGCATATTAACCACCTACAAGATAAGGGTCGATTTCTACCGGTCTGGTTCTTAACTCTTCCCTTATCTCTTTAATTTGTGCGTCAGAATATCCCATCTTTCTTAATGATTCATTTGCAAACTGCTCCTTTTCGTTCTGTAATTGCTTAGCATAAAGCAATTGAAGTTCTTCACGACTTGGAGCATTTAAAAATCCCTTGAATAGTAGGATCTTAGCTTCATCACTAAGGTCCTGAACTACCTTCTCAGTCGGCAGCTTCCTAAAATGTAAGCATATCCAAATGTCAATCGCATTTAATTCTGCCGCCTTATCATAGTCAAGGTTTGCTAAATCTGTTTTGTAATTTGTCTCGAAAGCTAAGGTATTCCCTATACAACTTTGCAATTAACATTTCATCGTAGCATTCCCAAGGTTTAAACCACTCGGGACATTCGTCCTTTATATATAAATCTGACACATAGCAAGTGGCCGTTATAAGAGACGCTTGTTCAGGGTCTACAGAATCTCTAGGAACCCCGCTAAGTCTTCTGGCTACGTCCACTTCTATCAGAGCCTTTTCGCCAGGGTTGGGATAATGAAGGGTAAATACTTCGTCATTATAAGTGAATTTTATTTTCAGATCACTCTCTTTAAGAATCGTTCTTCCTATTGTATAAGTTTTCTCTTCACCAAATGAAGTGGACATGATTTACTCCTTATATTGAACGTTCGACGGCCATAAGCCTAACGTTGTTCGTTAGGTAACTATTGGGAGATATTTGAGTACCATCGCTTGCTATTATCACATTTTCAAACTGATTTACTATAGCTCCAGTAGCCGTATTTACAAACTGTAAAGTATTAAACCCTCCAGGAACTCCGTTGTTCGATTGAATTTGTGCACGAGTCGGAAGATAATCCGCGAGGGTCTTTTGTCCTCCATCAGGGTAAGGAGCATTCGAATTGCTAGATCCCTGAGTTTGAGGAACGTAAGTCCCTAGATTAATCATGCACGAATAATCCTGAGAATCATACGATACTGGGCCTAAATATCCGATTACCCTAGCACCTTGTATTCCGAAGTCCTCATCGAATGAGGCTCCAGTCACAAGGCCGAGGGGGATGGCAGGCCCGCTTGCGTTTTGGATGATTTGAATCTGTACCTCACTACCCCCGGCCACGAGCTTGGTCATAATTTACTCTCCTTTCTTTATTTGCCATATTCGTTCAGGAGTAACATCATATCAGTCCCTTTAAGACACGGCCTGAACGACATCGTGGAAGTGTTGAGTGAGAAACACGAAGTTGATTGGCAAAGTTATATAGGCATCGTAGTCTATAGTAAGAACCGATCCATTCAACGATATTTGAATATTCCAGAATGACTTTCCAGTGTTATCAGCCGTGAAGATTCCTTGAGAGACATAGTACTTTAAACGAGCAGTTACCGCCCCTATGATAACACCCTGTGAGAAGTTAGACCCAGGTTGCCCGACATAAAGATTCTGTAGGTAATTTCGAAGGTCGAGCGAAACATAATTCATTTCTCGCACTGAACTCCACTCGTTCCAAAGTAAGTTGGCCGTCTGATACGAATTAAGTTGACGAACTATCTTGGGAAGTCCGCTCGCGTCGTAGTTAACTACGCAACAACCATTCGAGAGAAGCGGCTCAACTCTGGACGTAGGAAGGTTTGCTTCCAAGGAAATTACGTTTAAAGTCTTTGAAGTAAGGGGCATATTTATTGCAGTTGAACAAATTATCCCCAAAAGAAGACATGCAGTATATCCGGCCCCATATTGGGTTGCGATTCCGTTTATATTGTACTGAGTGAATCCCTGAACCACGTACATTCCATATTGACTATTCAGAGTTTGTGCATCCGTGACCCTTTGAGTATCAGTAGTTCCATAAGCATTTCCACAAAGGAATTGACGCTCCTTTCTTCCGCTAGGAGCGCACATAGAGGTTACATGTGCACTAATCGATGCCCAGACACTTGCGCTCGAATTGGGAGTTGCTATGAAGTTCACATTGTATGCGGTCATTGCCGTCAGTGCATTAGTCCAATCGGTAGCCGTGTACGTTCCGTCAGTACCAGTACCGAAATAGGTGGTGGCGATGTTGGATGGGGCGGTTCTATTGTTCGCGCCATTGGCAGCCACTGCCGTAGCGTAAATGCAATTGTTGTTAATCGTATCTATAACAGCCTGCATATTGCTAGTGCAAACATAACCTCCGAGCAAGCTCTGCGCCGATGCAGTGCTATCCAGAAGAAGAGGGCTCGCGTTCGATTGACCGGCGGTCACAACGGCCGTGTATCCGGTCAGAGTGTTTATATAAGCAGCAAGAGCAGCGAGGGTTGGATAGTTGGCAAGCTGTATGGTGTAAGTTCCCACACTCAATACCATCGTATTAGTCCCACTATTGGTGGTTATCGATACAGTGGCAGTGGCGTGAGTTAGAGTAAGAGACGATCTATACGTATTGTCAAATGTTTGGGTGTTGTTTTGGAAGTTAATAACGAGCTTTTGTCCTACGTTCGTACCGGCGGATATAGTTATGTTCACTTGTTGCGTGATCAAACCATAGTCAGCACTGGTAAGAGCTATTACTACGTTAGGAATAGCATTTGATAAATTCAAAGTTGATTGAGTTGCACTATTTACCCGCATGGCATATATAGCTTGCGGAGTATAATTCGGGGACGGATTGAATGCCATTCGAACAGCATCACAAAGTTCTCCGCTACCTAAAGTCTGCTCGGCTTGGGTGGGAGAATTAAATTGCATAAGTACTTGTGGTTGACCTTGCGTGCACTGACCCATGATAACGCCAACGTTACCTTGCACTACTCCAGCCGAACCTACGTTGGCAACTATATGAGAGTAAGCACCTGGGATAATATGGCTTGATAAAATTCCACCGCTACTAAAGTTGTTAAAGGGAATATTACCGTTGCTTATAGCCATTTTATTCCTCCACCTTCTTAGTATTAACAATTTCAGGAACGTGCTTTTCTACAAGCGCATCCCACTCTTCTTTACTTTTAATTGTAGCATGAGAAGTTTCCGAAATATAAGCACGAAGAACAACATCGAAATCAGGGTGATAAGTATTGAAATAATTATCCCTATGAATCATTTCTACCGGTGGTTTAATAGCAGGTCTCTGCGAATCTACTTTAGGTACTTCAACTTTAATTTCCTCTTTGTCAGACATATAACTCTCCTTTATACGTGAGTAAATCCAGGATATACCGTAGTGTCATCAACCGAAGTTATGATGGTCGGATTATTAATCGTAAAGTTGTATGAATGGTGTTCTATCATCATTGGGACAGTTAAAACAGCACCATATAGAAGTTTTCCAAAATCCAAGTTAATATCTCCAGACCTACGTCCATTGAACGCCTCTATTAATTGAAGACCTTGCGATTCATGAAGAGCGATTTTGTTATCGATAAAGAAGTGGCTAACCAGATCGAATAGTTCACTCACGAAGTCCTTATTCTCTGCCCATATATTTATATCTATGTTATGTTGCGACACGTAACGAGTACTTGTATAATTAACATATCCAATTGAATTCATTGCCGCATCAAGAAGAGCTACATTTGCCATTGATGTTTTAAATTGGCCATTTACTATACCTTGTCTAAACACAGGATACAATACGGAAGCACCTCCTGAATTATATAAAGTCCCATTAGTTTGCCCATTTCCTAACTCCATGGCAATTTGAGACGATGAACTGTCAATCACAGTTATTGAAGGGAATACACTTAAATCCAAATCTTGACCTTGAACTTCTTGATATAATAACATGGCAAATGGATGGGTATTTCCAACTCGAACTGTGGGAAAGTTCGGGTGTAAATTGGCCAAATCTAGCTGCTTAAAATACCATGATATAATAGGTGGCAATATAAACTCAGGGTTTCTAACTTCAACAACTTGAATATTCTGTGTTGATCCAGAAGCGACAATAGAGGAAGATATCTGTGAAGTTAAACTCTTCGTTATCATCTCAAGTCTTCCTCTAGTGTTGTTCGAATTATTTCATTTGCCTTTGGAGTTATAGCTTCTATAACCTTTTCTCGAATTGGGAGCGGTGCAAGTTCGGGAATTATCCATGACCTAGGGTCTGACTTATATGAAACAACTCGGAATGTTCGATACTCCGATGTCCTTTTTAATCCGGCTGTAGTATCCATTCTAACCATGTTAGAGTGCTTACCCGACTTCCAAGTATAAGCTCCCTTTGCTACTTGATAGGTAGTTCCATTGTAATGAAACGTTCCACCTTGTACTTGTTTTGTTTCAGGGTTTCCACCCGCTTCCTTGGGCAACCTGTAGCCCCACCTGTAATTGTTTGCAACTCTCTTTTCAAGTATACCCTTCGAGTTTTTGACTATTTCAAATTTCTTGCCAATAACGCGAGAGGTTCCAGGTTGCGCGGATTCTCCTGACGCATATGCTTCATCGATAGCATTGGTTATCTTTTTCATATGTCGATATATAGGAGGAGGCATAGGATCATTAGAACGAAGAGTGGTTGGTACTCCACTTCTAAATGAAACAATAGTGTAGGGTCCTTTTTTCCCCATTCGTGCTTTCGGTCCATGCAAAAGCCCTGGCTTCAAATCGATCTCTCCATGACCTTTTTCAATCCAGCCTGTCCATGGACCTTTAGACTCTATTATTCTATTTTCACCTTGATCAAATAATATTATGGATTTAGTATAATCTCCTCTCGAATTAATTACTCGAGGAGTACCCGGTATCGGCTCTCCCATAGTAAATTTACGCCACGTAACCAGAACTTCTTGAGCTATTGTATTAATAACTTGATCAAGATGAGGTAGTGGAGTTGCATTCACTCCTTCATGTAAATCGAAGAACGAAGGGAAGAAGTCTTCAATTGAAACATGAATATCTTCGGCCATTAGAATACCACCTGATTATTCATCTTATCTCTTAGTTTAGCGTTAATTCTATTAACAAACTTCTTGTTCTCAGCGCTTCTTGCAGTATCCATACTAGGTAATCCCATAAAAGTAGGATGGTATTTAAATTTTACGGTATATCTAACATTTGGCTTCGGATTTATCCAATGAAGCTCAGTCCTATTCAATACCATAACAGAAGCAATGGGATCATATGATTTTCCAGAATGATCAATAATGGCGTAAATAGTATCAACGTCATAAACAGATTTAATTATATCCCAGTTATTTCCCGAATTTATTCTAGGATCTATTATTTCCGTCCCCTCGACATCCATACTAAGAGCAGTTATTAGATCGTTCGCAAATATTGGATAATAATAGGGAGATTGAATTACTGCATCAGAAGAGTCGGCAATAAACCCGTCTCTCCAAGATCGTTGTGGACTAACCGAGTGTATAACAAATTGGAACGGTTGCATGAATGTGTAGGATACTTGCAAGGTATCACCAGAAGACCAAGATCCCATTCCCGTAAGATATATATACTGTTGAGATATATTCAAAACAGTGTAATATTCGTTCTTAGTAGAATTAAATACACTTATTACATTTGCTATGTCGCCATAATAAGTTCTACCCTTATAATTAAATGCGGTTCCGGTTGTTTGTAATATACAACTGCGTATCACTGTAGAATTCTCGTTTGTAACTGTCGTATATTGATCGAACGCATAGTTTGCGAACAACTTGGTAGATGGGCTAGGCCATGGAAATGCTAATTGTATATATCCATTTCCAATCGGCTGAGTTCCTAGAGCGATTTCATTATATTGATTATTTTGAGTATTTATGACTTGATAAACCGAAGGCGTACCAGTTATAAATGGTCCATTTTGAATGTTAATTCTTCCATAATAATCAGGATATGCATCTTCATCAATGATTAAAAATGGACCAGGAGAGGAGAATAGTTCCCCTCGTCCTTTACATATTGGACAATCAGCTAGAGGTTGATTGGTTGTGTCTGTTATGCAAGGACATGTCAGTACCTTGACCCACCTACACCATTGGGCATGCCTAGCTAAGGCTGCCTCGTAACGAGAGACAGTCTGATAGGTTCTAAGTTTCCAACTTGTTCCGCCGCCGCCCGACATTTAATTAACCCACGATCGTATAGAATCTGCGCTCTAAGAGCACACCGTGCATTACTGTTTGCGATCCTATGTTCTTCGACCCGTCCCAAGAATAAATAGGATCGAATAGAAGAACCCCGTCCAAACCTCCACTACAGAAGTGGTGGAATCCATTTGACTGTCTGAAATATTCGTTAAGTACATAGGTATTAGGAGGGATAGGCTCATTGATATTGGTGATATGCCGATCCACGTATTGAAGAGGAAGGCCAATTAAATCTATAAGACCTTGTGGGCTCTCAACTTCAAGATAGGTGGAATCAAGTTTATTTCCGTCAATTATTCCGGCAGCAATAGCCTTATTCCAGATATCGTTTAGTTCTTGAATGCTGGTGTCAATTCCCATGAACAGGGACTTGTAATTGTAAATACTAGCGCACATGCAGCCGAAGTGAGCTACATTATCGAGAGCACCATCTTGATTCTGATACGTAACCTTTGCCATAAAAACCTCCCCTTGCTAATTCCGTGACGATGACACGGAATTGCGTTAGAATCCCGTAAAACTAAGCGGGATTTTGCCGTATTTAGACCTATTGTTATCAAGCCAATCCTTGATTTCCCTTTGCATCTGCATTATTCTAGCTCCAAAGAAAGCAGACGTAGCGCTTTGCGTGCTAGAAAAACTCTCCGATATTCCATCAAGACTAACACTTTGAGAACTAAATCCGGCCAGAAGTCCATCACCAACTGTTGACATTATTTTAATAACTGCCCATTTCCCGATTACCGACCGAAGGTCATCAGGAACAAACTCAGATGTCGGAAATCCCGTTGTATAGTTAACATAATATGCATTTGAATATCTTCCACCAAACAACCTCCATGGCAATACTCCACTAGCGAACGGACCGTATGGCGCTCCGTTAGTGGGGTAGAAGTTTAATTGCCCGGCCTTTTTATTAATTCGAATCCACTGCATAGCAATCAAATCCATCATTTGTCCACCTACAGGATTTTTAAATATACAACGTTCAACGGATACAATAGGTTGATGTCTCAACTGCAAGAATCCAAAATTCTGCCATTGCATCGGGTCATAAGGATACGAATCATCTTCATCAGTGTAATCTACACCGCCTCTCCAATATTTCGAGCGATGATACTTACTAATAGGATCTAGGATTGGATCGTCAGTTTTATAAACGTGCTTCATTATATCAAAATCAAGCAATCGTTCCCAATCTCCCACGGATTCTCGAATATAGAAGTCGAGTTGTGAGTCTTGAAAGTTAGTCTGTTCTACATCGGAAGATGTCATATCGATTCCCCACATATAGGTATATCGAAGATCATCCGCCGTCAATATTTTGCCCCACTCGTTAGGAGGAGGTATATAATTGTCGAAACTAAATCCAACTTGAGTATTTTGCAGACTATTTATTTGAGGCGCAGATTGAGCACTCTCAAGGGGACCGACCGGATTATAAAATGAACTGGTATAATAGACTTGCGGTACTCCAGTATATACCGTTAAATCATCATAATAATATTCAGCTTGATAGGAATTAATTGTTATTCTAGTGGCAGGGGTGGTGAGTTCATTGTACGTGGTTCCACCATTTACCGATACATATATTTTTATTTGAGTATACTGCTCTAGTATTTCAAGTATGTTAGCGTTGCCTATGGCAACCAATATTCGGTTCATCTTTTATTTCTCCAACTCCATACCGTTCCATCTTCCGTGAACTGTATGGCTACTATTTCAGGTTCGCCGTTTAATTCTCCGCCTATTCCAATTAAATAATTAATAAGAATGGGTCGAACTTCTTCTTCTGAACCTATATCAACTTCTTTAGAATGCTTCTTGGCATATACTAAAGTTCTATTTTCAAAGTTATTACAATTTGACATTTGTACTTTTCGTCCACCGTTTATACAAAAATATCCTTCCTCTATATTTACAAGATAAGAGTTAAAATCAAATAAAAATATTATGGTATCAACTTCATGCCTATGTTTAAATATGTCATAGAACTCTATAGGATTGGGATTGAGATTGCTATCACCCTTTAACTTAATAAATATGGACAAGTTGTTCATTTGAAACTCCAAGGTTCTCTAGTTTAAAATGTGGGAGATTTTACTCTCCCACATATTTCAACCAAACTCTACATCTCGTTCCATTGTATCGTGATAGTCTTGGTATTGGAGTTCCCAGCAGGCGTAGAGGCCGTAACTGTAGTTTGCAATACCATGAAATCAGAATATGCAGGAACGGCACTTATTACTCCAGCAAGACTTCCACCTATACCCAAATTGGGTCCCGAAGGTTGGGCGATCGGCATTGTATTGAGCGCTACCGTGGATGGATTTCCGGACGGTCCACCAGAAGGATACGTCGCGGCCGCATATCCTGATGTAGCGAGGTTGCAGACCATGCCCTCACCAGTTAAATAACCCCCTCCTAAGCTGGATAACCAAACTTCAAAATTGTCTACTTGGTTACTTCCCCCCAAAGCTTGAACTTGAAGTCGTTCCCACTTTTCGTAAGAACAACCATTGGCTTTTGCTGTTATAGGATAAGTAACAGGTGACAGCCCAACTGCATCAGCGCTTCCCATATTGAGATTGGGTGGATTTAAAGTCTCTACCCTAGAAGCAGAGGGTCCATTGCTTTCAGCTAATACAACTGTGGCTGACATCTGTTGTTCTCCTACTCTAGAAGCTCAGGCGAAGATGAGGTTGCGAGTGAAACTCTATCTATATACGACTCCCATTGGACGGTAGCGTTTCCCGACATCAAATTGAAAGGAAGAGGAGTCATATCGATGGAACCATTCACCTGATTAATGGACCCTACGCCGGTTTGAGTAGCAACAACAACTCCGGGAACAGTGGCGAGCGGCCCCATTATAGAAGATTCGGGAGTGGCGCCTTGACAGAACGGAGTCAGATCGACCGCGGCCGAATATTCAAAGCATACATTTTGGAACGTTACCGCAGTAGTAGACGCTCCCGTAACGCATGTAAGCTCGATAAGATTGGATACGGTAGTATTAACGGCCACGCTCGTCGCAGTTCCGAGAACCTGAGCGAGAGAGAATGCCTGAGTGGCGCCCGCCGTAGTATTGGTAATAGCTGCACCATGGCCAAGAATGGTACCGCTCGCACCCGTAGTTCTAATTACGATAAATGCGTTTATCTGAAATGGAGCACTAGAAGCGGAGGTAGTACCTGTTGCCGCAAATGCAAGGGGTATCGTCCCAGTTAAAGTGGTTGTTCCAATTCTTATATTTATGGTTATGCTATTGGCAACCGTCGAGGTAACGGTTCCATAAGCAGTAAGCATAAATCCAGCTCCGGCTTGAAGAGAGTTAGGCGGCATGTAAAGTTTAGCAATAGAAGTTTCCGAGTTAGTTATTGATCCACTCGGTGCTACCATAGAAGTAGTAGGGAAATAATCAATAGAACTTATCTTGTCGCCCTTCCAGATTCCCGGACAAGACCAAAGTCCGGCGTTCCCAACAGGAATGATGGCCTGTCGGCAAAACGCATACTTTCGTTGATACAAACGCCTAAATCCTTTGAGACGTGCAAATGAATCACGAAGATAGTTCATCTGGTCCTCCTGACCTGTGCCAAAACGGCCCTGGTGTTTAGTTTCCCAGGGCCGCTTGTTGGCTGTTATTTAATCGCTAGAGATTAGAACCACCCAAGGGTGGACGGGCTGACGTTCTTTATCCTTATATGCTGATTCGGTTTCTTGAGAGCGAGAGCACCGAAGAGCAGCATCAGGAACGGGTAGACGGCCGCGTTGGTAGGGTAAAGGTCAAACTTCATCATCGGAAGAAACTGCACCCATTCGATCGCGTTATATACCGGGTTGAGATTCAGGATGTAAACGCTCGAAGTACCGGGAAGATAGCTGTTCTCATCGATGATGTTGCTTCCAGTGAGGTTGGCCAAGGCTACGGTAAACATATAGAGACACCCCGCTCCACTGGTAGCGGAGGTAGCTCCTTTCTGCGACCGATAGACCTTGAACGCGGTAGCGGCCGGAACCGGCTGCTGCGTTATGTTGATACTGACGTTCGAACCAGAAACGGCAGCAGCGGCAACGGTCGTATTAACCGCCGCACCAGGTCCGTACTGATTGAGAGGGGAAACTTGGTAGAAGTAGTTGCCCGCATCCGTATTAGCAAACTGGGAGTTTGCATCAACGTTAATAGTAGGCGAAGCCATCGTCAACGCAGTGGTCGTTCCCGGAATACCTGAAACAGCCGACACGTCAGGAGTGGTGCCTTCCACGTTAAACACATCGTCAACAAGTTCAAACTTACCAAAGGGAGTCGGATATTCGTTGAAGATGGCCGAACCGAGATTGGCGCCAGCACCGAAACGTATACGATCGCGAAGAAGTTGCTGCACATCGGTCATAACCGATATAGAAGTGAAGCAGTGAGTCGGAACACCGAAGTTCTGCCTGATTATTTTCGCGCCGTTGTTGATGGCGTTTTCGAAAATCGCGGAAGTAGCATCGGCGCCACGAAGGTCGATGATGTTGGCAGCATTAGCGAGACCGCCAGAAGTAGCACCGCTACCCTGTATCTGTCCCGTAAGCTGAGATTCAAGACCATCCGGCTCATAGGTGTTGTTCGTGGAGTTACCCTTGAACATCGCCTTCTCGATATTTCGGACGAGCCACAGAGCGCCCGCTTCCTGTTCGATCGCGATTGCGTCCTCGAGCATGTTGGAAGTGGCAGCCTGTAACGTAACGGTCCGCATCGTCTGAAGGTACTTCGCGGTCACATAGTTACGAGCGATGGTCTGGTCGGTCGAAACCGCAGTACCACCTTCCGAGGTCCACCCTGCGTAGTCAGGTCCTACATCAGAGCGGTAATTCCACTGGTGAACCACGGACTTGACCGGATTCTTCTTGAGCCGCTGGAAGAGACGTGCTTCCTCCGTGGTATGAAGAACCGAAACAAGAACCGAATCCAGACTTTCCGGAGTTAACGCACGACCACCGGTGAAGGAGGCAGCGTTGACACCCGATCCGGCCTGAAGAGCCTTAGACAGAGCCTCAAGGGTCTCCTCATTCGCACGAGAGAACCCCTCGTACCCCATGTCAAAACTGTTGATAAGATCCATGATTATTTATCCTCCTTCGCGGCATTCTTGAGAATTTTGGCAATCCACTCGGGTTCAAGTGGGATGCCTTTATTAAGACGCCCCTGAATCTTTGCGCAGGTCTTCGGATCGAAAATCTGCGAAGAAATGGTGAGCACCTTTTGCATATCCATAGACTTTTCGAGCACTTCCATGTCCGCCGCGCTATCCTTATCACCTTCCTTCTTCTCAGGCGAGCCATAGAACCGGTCGTGCTGAGATTTCAGAAGCGAAGCAGACTTCTGAGGCTGCGATCCAATAACTTCGACGCTATCGAATACAGCAGTTACCATCTCACCTAGAGCCTGTATGCTCTTGGCCATCGGCCGAAGATGCGACTTGATGTCCTCTTGCTGCGACTTAGCAAGAGATTCTTGCATCGATTCCAACCGATCGGAAAGACCCTTCGTAAGTCGTTTAAGGAAGGGAGACACATCAAGCGCTTCCGAAACCTCGTCATCGGCGGAAAGCTCGTCGATAAGAGACTTCGACTTCTTGATGTGATTCTTCTTCATAGCACGACTAAGCTTTGCGTCGTTCCCCTCATCCTTGATTCTTTGCTTGACTTCGTTCTTGTCAAAATCCTCATCATCGTCGCCAGAGTCGGAACTGGAATCCTCCTCGTCCTCTTCCTTGTCACCCTCTTCCTTGTCCTGAGTAAACTCCTCCTCGTCGTCCCACTCATCCGTGTCCTGATTGGCACGATCGTCGGCGACATGCTCATCAAGACCATCGTCCTCGGTGTCCATTTTGATCTTGGAACCAAGCTTCTGATCTTTACCATGGGTGGTCTCTTGGGACCTAGAAATTCTCATCGCTTTGCGCGAATCATCCCCGTCGCCAACCGAATCAAGAGACTTGGCCATTTCGGCAGCGGAATCAAGAAACGCTTTGCGAAGAGTCGAGACCGGCGAAGACTTCTTCGTCTTGTCTCCGTCCTTCTTCACCTTCACCTTATCCATATGATCCTCCATTTATTTATCCCTTGACCAAGTAAGGCCAGGGACATTTCGAGCAATGAAACCTGTGATTAGTGTCAATACGTCGTCCGGTAAATTCTGACTATTAATAAATTCATGAATATCCTTCCAATCTTCAATTTGACCATTGTTAATTTCGAGGAGAAGTGCATCAAATAAAGTTCTGGCCATACCGTAGAGTAATCTCGGGTCATCTTTATAGGAAGAATTATCTACATGATCGTATTCACCTTTTACATCTTCTCGATTGTTCATCTTACGACGCATCTCACCATTGCTGTCACCATCATCATTGTTATATAATTTACGATTATGAAATGCAGCCTGATATCGACGATTTCTTCGAGTAGTCTCGGAAGTTAGCGCACGACCGCCGGTATAAAGAGCCGCGTTAACTCCGCTTCCGGCCATTAAGGCTTTCATGAACTCTTTGTATGGTACTTGAGTTACTGAACCTATCGTAGAATCCAACATCGGCGCATGTGTCAGAGCGGTGTCATTCCAAAGTACCTTGTTTATTGTTCCTTCTTTGCTCTTGTTAAGTATTCCTCCACCTACCGAAGCTCCAAGACGAGCTTTTGATTGAATGTTCTTCCAGACGCCAAGAGCAATGTCGTTCTGATCATAGAGACGGCCCTTTAATAGGGTCCTACGGTCTTCGGTATTAAATCGGACATCAAGAGGCTCCCCGATAATAAATCTTGGATCTCCCAATGTTCTATGTTGATGATTCCAACTGATTACGCCATGGTCCAAATAATAATACTTATTCTCCATCAAAGCTTTTTGTAATACAGTTTCGCCTTCTTGATCCAATCCTTCATTAGAAGCTTCGGCATAGATTATCATCTCGCCATCTTCTTTAACACCTTTAATTAAAACTTGTCCCGTGCCGAATGGAGCATAGCAGAGATCATTGAAATTCTCGCTCATATCCTTAAACAAGTCTTCCATGTCAATCTCCATCATCGCCAAAATAAAAAGACCGCCGAGTGTTAACTCGACGGCCCTCTATGAGGCTCTTCTTATTTAAGAGTACGTCCAAACGTACTTAACTAGCAATCACCTTCCTATAATAGACAAATAGTGCCGCAACGACGACATTTTATTTCAATGCTATGTGGTTCCCGAATACTCTTGTGCAGTTCTCGAAGTAGTAATGCATTGCACTTCTGGCAACGCCTTTCTTCATATTGAGCATTCGGGGATATGACCAATTTAACCGGAAACTTATTGTCCATATTATCCTTACTTGTTTGGATGATTTCTTTGCTCTTCCAATGCTATAGCCACGGCCTGCTTTTGTGATTTTACTTTAGGACCTTTCTTAGAACCGCTGTGAAGTTTACCATGCTTCCATTCATTCATTACGAGTTTAACTTTTCGTTTGCCTTTGGGATAGGGAGGTTCTTTGACACCATCAGACTTCATTAATATAACCAATAGCATAAGAACCTCCTTGAATTAAAATCCCCGCGTACTACCGATCCCCCAAGCAGCACGCGAGGCAGGAACACTCACGACCCGAGCGAAGGAAATAGAACTTCGATTTGAACCTGTCCTACCTGTGCAGCAAGATGCTTCACTGCGCCTTCGAGTTGCGACACCCTCTGCTCCAGAGTGTAAGACGGAGAAGCCACAGGAGCATTATTCGGATCAGAAACTACCGCAGCGGAAGATTCGGCGGTCAACACAGGGGAACCTCCTTGGTCAGTCGGAGCAGCGGAAGCGTCGGCAGCCGGAGCGCTGGAATCGGCCGCAGCATCCGTAGCAGCCTCATCCGTAGCGGGGGCAGCGGAAGACACAGAAGGATCGGAAGCGGCCGCTGCCGGATCGGAAGTCACCGGAGCGCTGGAATCAACAGTGTCACTCATAGAGTTCTCCTTTATACTCGTAGCGCTTTATCGCGCATTACGGTCCAGCAGTATTAGTAGTATCCACGTCCTCAACCCATCTCAATTTAAAGAACGGGTTAGTCATGGAACTAGCAGAAGTATTGGTTATAACTATTAAGTAATCCATAAAAGTTCCAGGGGCTCCAGCACCACCGCCCTTGATTATCTTCTCATTCTCGCCCGACAGCAAGTTCTCATGTCCTACAGTAGCAGGAAGATTTGCCGTGAATATTGGATTTAATGTAGGAGAACCTGTGTAACCAGACCATAGCGAACATTTGGGAGATTTCAATGCTCCATAGTTTGCAAGATTTAAATTCAGTACAGGTTGTTGTCCTGTTTTAGCCCATGCTCCGCTTAAATAGCTTATCGCTACAGAATATGCTTGGTTTAAATTGCACATCATATCTTTTACGTGTGCAGCTACACCAACGGGGATCGACAATAGTATCTGCATCGTTCCTGATGCAGCTAACGTAGTTGGATTAACAGTACCTAAGAAACAGTCTCCCATGTCAACAGCAGCCATCATCCAGGGAGATTCAACCATTCCGCCGCTTCTAGCTACTAAGTATCGTCCGAATAGACTTAGAAAGTTCATTTATTATCTCCTATTAATTTAAGTCTATCATTGCTCAACGACTTCCCGCAATCTCTTGCTAAAGTCGTCCGATCTATAATCGATCTTAATGTACGTACACAAACAATTCGGATGATTTATGACGCAAACCCTCCACATAGACCTTGACCTATTTTCATTAGTCTTCCCCGGCCATATTGCCGTATATTCGTCACCATCTATCTCAACAACATCGCCCCCACCCTTGGGAGCGGATTTAAGCAATACGAATTCTTTCCTATCCACATTATTTGCACAGAATGGACAAGCGCCTCCTCCTGCAATACCTTCCATAAATACGTAGTCTTGTCCTTCTGGCAATTGTTCAAGTTCGGCAAGCATATAGCCGGAATTAAAATTGTATGCTAATTCAGTCTCAGCGATTCGTCGCCAATCCCTATTTAGTGTAGAGAACGCATCGAATAAATCCTGAGTTAATTCTCTCGATGTTGACTTATTGTTATAAGAATCCATAATCACCTGGACTATTTTCTTGCGTGCCCTATTTGTCAAATCGGTTATTAATTCGCCAGTATGGATCATTCCATAGTTAATAATATCACGATATAGTTCATCATGCGTTATAGAATTTATCACTCTTGGTATATCAAGGTCTTCGATAGACGAGTCAATTCGTTCTTCAATTGTATCAAATCCTTGTAGAATCCTCCCAAGAGCTAAAGCCCGCTTCACAAGAGATTCATCATAATTTCCAAATATCCATGAAGTGAGATTATCGATATCCTTCTTTATTGCGTTCCATTCAGATATTGTTAAAGGCTTCCCAGTCTTCGGATTTAAATATATCTTGCCATTTAGTTTTAGTATACGTCCGTCCTTTGCTTTCTTTATTGATCTCGAAATCCATTGCTCTCTTATTTCGGTATAAAATCTGAATAGCTTACGTTGAACCTCGTTGACAGTATCATCAGTTAGTTCCTTTAATGAATTATAAGGTGTTGTTTCGGCGTGCTCATGAGACTCTTCCTTAAATTGTTTGATTCCAAGAGCCTTGGACAAAGACTCTACTGCCTTTTCGTATTTGTCCTGGGAATCAACAAGAGGATCTTCAACTTCAATAACAAGTTTCGACATATTTACCTTTACAGATCGCTACTAAATAGCAAATCATTAAATGCCTTACGTTGTTCATCGCTGAAGTGCATGGTATAAAATTTAATAGGACCGAATCCCGCATTAGGTGTATTCGGCAAATGTATATATCGTTTGTAGGATTTATCACAAGTACTTACGATAGTTGTTCCAAACTTCTTAACAGCCTCTATCACATCATCAGGGTGCATAGACCCACAGAAACTACAGCAACGCCAATCGCCTATTCTCGCCCAATGGTCGCGACCTGGAAACATTTCCCCTGAAAGGCTCTCCAACCGTCTAGGACACAGCAACGTCTCATCAAGAATTTTACGAGGACGATTATAATACAAAGAAAACTTATCAGCCCCACAAAATCCTTCGTACATTCCAACTATATTTATATCATGACGAGTGTTCTCGTCCGCCGCATTGAGATAAGCGTCCACCAACATTTCATGTGCAATGTATGGAGCCAAGTCCTTGATATAGTTATCATTAATCCTAATGTCAGCCCGTACATCCTCAGGAAACTTTTCCCATGGTTTAGTGTCTGCCCATCCAGGTCGTTCCATTTCAAACCCTCCTAATACATTTGCTCTGGCGCATATACGGGATCAATAGAAGTTCTTGATTGTTGAATTTGGTGGTTCACGGCCTTCTTACGATGCTTGTTTATTATCTTCAATTCAGTATTGTTCTTCTCTTGCTTCTTCTGTTGTTCTTCGTCAGTGTCAAACAGCGATTGTTTGTCATCAATTACTCTAAATGTTTTCTTGGAATGATTTTCAACAGACATACCAGGACTTCGAGGAACAACCCACAAATCAGTTAAACTTTTCTTAAATTTCCTGCCCATCATCGATAAAATAAATGATTTAATTATAGGCCAATATTCATAAACTTGATCCCTATATTTTTGTTTCATTTCCTCTGTTAATTTATCATATGGAGTCTTGGACAATTTATCCCATCTCGTTCTTCGTTCATTATCCATTTTATCTAAAGCAGTTCTAGCTTGCCCACTCCATCTATCGTGTTCGATCTCTGCGAGTTTTTCAATGATCGCATTCTCGCATTTACTCTGTAATCGACTATTATTCTTCGACAATAACGCAACTTGTTTTTGGGATGGTCTTGATCCCCGTTGTAATACAATTGTTGATTGATGGCTTTTTTCAATATTCTTCCAACGGGTCGTGCTTTGCTTGCTCTCAATCTTGCATGAATCCTCGTTGACGACAAGTCGAACTCCTTGAGTTGAATTTTGTTGTCGGGATTTCATTAAACGAGATTCAACGGGAACCACTAATCTGAGCATCACGCGCTTCTCCTATTCGAATAATGATACCACATGGATTGTCCGATTAGCAACCTTCTATAATAGAATCAATTCCGTGATGATGACACGGAATTAAAAAAGCCCGATAACTAATCGGGCTTTAATCAAAATACGCTTTCTCTCGCTGGATTTCTCATCGATGTTAGGCTCACTTTAGCTAATTGGTCGTCTTTTCATTCTTGGTTCGTTCTTCCTTTTTGGATGTCTCACCACTTTTGACCCGCTCACTACTTCTGGTTTACTCTAAACTGCCTGACACACTCACCACTATTGGTTTACTCACACTATTTGGTCCGCTCATAGACGTTGGATTACTCAAAGCAACTGGCGCGCTCTCTTTGATTGGAATTCTTACTATCATAGACATTACTTAGTAAATATTATAATACCATCCTTTATCTCAACAGATTTAACTCTAAATCCTGCTGCTTGTTTGTGGCCTCCTCCTCCATATGATACCGCTATTTTTGATACATCAATATCTTTGGTAGTATAAAGACTAACCGAAAATCCATGGCCGTTGTAATTATACGCGAGCATAATGTCATAATCATTTTCATTCCATTTGCTTTCAAAAGTTTGTGAACCACAAAAACCAGTGTTTAAACAAATACAACGATAACTAGGAAAATCAACCATCGTTCCATTGAATGACAGATGGCAGTTCTTCTCATCATCTTGTTTTTTGTAATCCATGCATACTATACCGTCATTAATAATTTTGTTTATGCGTTCAGAATCATAACGATGGTCCTGAAGATCATTCCAAAAATTGTTATCAATTGAGGGATTTTTAGCATGTACCCGAGAACCCAATTGAAATGGCATGATACGGTTGTCCCAAAGTTCTTTGTCTTTATTGTTCCAAGTATCATATAAACTAAGTAGTTTAATATACTCAGGAACAGTTAAAGAAGGGAAATAGTATTTCCACGCAAGCATGCAAGCTGAAACTTGATCACTTAAAAGTCCTTTGATATCAAATGAAGTCAATTGTGATTGCACGAACTCTATTAAAGATTTGTGATGATCGATAATTGTAATATCATATCCTTCTTGGCATATACGCAAAAGATTGTCATAAGGACTAGGAACTACATCCGTAAATATCAACGAATCCTTCTTGAGGTCCACTTCGTTGTGAGGAAACGAATTTCCATAATCATAAGAATGTAGTTCATACTCTACACCCTCTGCACGCAACCCTAGAGAACAAATAAATCCAGCACACCATCCATCTAAGTCTGCTCCATGATAAAATACATGCTTCATTTTGGTTCCTCCTTCGTGATTTCAATTTCAGAAGATGGATCTATACTTGAGATAGCCAGGAGTAACGGATTTGTTATTCATATAACGGATTTGTTATTCAATTCATACCATTTTTCTTTGCGAATTTCTTGCAATTCCTCATAGGTCTTTCCCTTGCGTTCTACTTTGGATAAATGAATATAGTCCCAAGGATGTGTGACTTTCGGCGCAATATTGTCTCCCTTTAAAAGAATGTCCGGAGGTGTAATTCCAGCAGCATTAGCGAGAGAATCTTCCTCCTCAATTAGTTCATCATCTGAATTCATCATTCCCCTCCTATTCTTTGAAACCTGTTTGGATTAAAGCAATATTCCATTTCACAATCTGTTTCCAGACAATGTGCAACGTGGCCCCTGATTTCATTTAAATAAATTCCAGGATCATGATTTGGCATCAAACATAGATTTCGAACCGTATAAATGTTGCCTTCAACAAGCCATTGATCGAAGTGAGACTTGTCCTCATCTTTAAGAAACGAACTGTCAATGCATTTTACTATTTCGCCTACCTTAAACACCAAATTATACCTCCTAAACTATCAGACAACGTAAATTGTAGATCATGCACAACGTGCAACCAATGATAAGTACTATATAACGATACTTTGTCAATTTATAGATGATGCTGTTGGAAATAAAATATTTATGAACAAACATAAGAACAAATCCGAGAATAGATGTGATTAAGCCTACCATAATAAGATATTGGAATAAGTTCATATTCCCTCCTTTTGGTGTTTTAATTCAAGAATAGCAATTTCCATTTCATTGTAGTTTTTAGTTGAATGCATGACTTCATGGTCTGGCTCAGTAACTAAAACGCGTTCAATCTGACCATCCCCGAATCTTACTATCCAAGCAGAGAATTGTTGAGTCAAACTGTTAAGCATTAATAATTCATTTACACGATGATCATGCCACCACTTTGTATTGACATCGTTTATAAAAATTGGAGGACCTAACATATCTTCAATGCTTTGCATAAAACCACCTTCCTTTGGTATATTATGAATAAATTGAGTTTATTTCAATATAAAAGCCCACCAATTAAGGTGGGCGCGCTCAATGGTTCTGGTTTTCTTTGAACACAAGACTCGCTCGTCATCTACATGTTGATCATCCCCAATGACCCGCTTTCTTCCCTTGGATTACTCAGACAGTTTCGCAGTCTAGTCGTCATCCTCCTCTGGAGAAGGAGTGAAGTTTGAAAAGGTAGGAGCATTTTCTAAATAGCGAGCTTGGATCTCAGCACTTTGCCTGTCCCTAGAACCAAGAATGATCTCACAAAACTCTGAAGGAATCTGAATAGGAGTCGAAGATCGTGAGATGATACCCGTCATGACATATGGGCCGGAATTAGGCCCATCCATGGGAACTAAAGAGTCGATGGGATAGATAGCTCCATTTCGGATATCGCGCAACTTCATACGGCGCTCCGAAAATCCTTAACAAGGGCCTCTATCTTCTTAACCGGAACTTCCATGGAATCTATATCGTGTTGTAGTGCGTTGATACGAATCTGAATTTCCCGATTCTTTTCAAGCTGATCATCCTTCGGATCTTTGACTACCTGTTTCTCCAACTTTGTGATTTGACCCCTAAGAGTGGCCATCCTTTTCTTATCGATAGCGTTTCGCTCTCCTTGAAGATCGAGGCCGAAGACGTACTTGGCGATATCCTCATCTTTGCATTCTTCGATTCGATTGAATCCGCGCCGCCGAAGAGATCGAGGAGCCCGATGACCGCTCCTTCGCCCCATCGGATTTGCCGCGCTGATCGAAAGCCCTCGAAAAGTCTGTCGTGGCTCTCTTGTCTTGACTACTGCCATTTTGGCCTCCATGCTTCTTAATAGGTGTTCATACGAACACCGTTGGATCATGCCATTCACCGATACTAAACCTATTATTTAATAGTGTCAATCATTAAATTTAACTATTGTGTAAATTTAATTCCTCATGTATAATAGGATTTCGATTTTGATAGCAATCAGGAGGAAGTTCAGATGCATGATGCTGCCGAGAAGGGCATTTTAGCCCTTTATGACAGTCTAAGGCCCACTGACAACTACACAAAGGTTCACCTGTACGCTCTTTCCCATTCATAAAGCCTCCAATGGCCTTTAATATTATCAAATTTTGAGATTTAATTCAAATTAAGATTGAAGGAATACAATTATATGGATAATATGGTGTTTAAAGGAGGCATAGATGTATGCAAAATCCTGACGGAAGTGAGCGGATATGCAAGTGCCGATGGAAAGCTCACTGTCGTCACGGCGATGTTTGCGTAACTCCTAACACCAACTCTGAAGCTAAGCCGTTATGTTATGCTTCAACAAAAAAGCCGTTTAAACTAAAGTCTAATCGAGGGAGGCATAAGAAATGAAACTTATCAACAATGAAGGGCAAGAGCTTGAACTCAAATCAGTTCAAGTAGTTAAGGTTCCTAAATCAGCAAAAATTATCGTAACAGTGCCGTTTGGTGTTCCAGATGAAATACAAGCCAAAATAGATGGCGTATTTTCTGCGCTATTTCCAGATAACAAAGTACTGGTCATAAGTGAAGACATAAAATATGAAGTTGTAGACGAAGCAGAATGAAGGTTTAATGTAATGGAGTACCGATTGCATTATATTAAAAGGGGACGTACACGACAAGTTAAATTAAATGCTGAACCAATGGATATAGCATGGGTTTCACGCCTATGGTTGGCAAAAAACCTGGGTTTAACGGCCGATGAAGCTGAAGCGTGGCTAGAGAAGATCAAAGAGGAGTGAAAATGTTCAACATTGAAGTGGGAACTTATCAAGATCAAGTTGGATATGGTATATCAATGTTCGCTCACATCCATCCAACTCTTCGAACCAGCGAAGATGAGGAGGACGATTTAATCATAGAATACGATCGCAAGGCCGCTTGGCACTTTCATATAATTATAGAATTTTTGATGTGGTCAGTCGAAATACAAATAGGCCATGAAGACAAAAGGAGGTCTCGATGAAGAAAGGTGGAATGAGTGAAGCACATAAACAGAAGATACGTGAGGCCCAAGCTCTTCGCAAACAAAGAAGGGAACAAGGAGACACGTCAAGTTATGCCAAAAACAAACCTCTTCCTAAAATAGAAGGCAAGCCAGTACTTTATTTAACAGGACGTGAGAAGTGGGCTAATGACATGTTCACGGCTATTCGAGAATCGTTGCGTCCTCTTGGTAGGAACATTGAATGTAAACAACTATGCATGAAATTGGCAAACAGTACCGACGCACATTCACCCAAAAACCTCCTGCCACTATTGCGGGAGACATTTGAGATTAAACGTAAACCTGAATAACCATGACTACTCTTCAAGATATGGTGGACGTCATGCGAGAGGCTTCACAAAGCAAATTGGAAATAGACCCATTATTGGCGGAAGAGATTAAAGACGCTTACCGACATCAACGTCACAACATGATAATAGAAATAATTGATGGCATATATGGGAAGGAGTGGAATCGATGAACCTTAAAGAAATAGAGATAGAAGTTCAAAGAATAGTTCGTAGTTGGCTACCGAATGAAGCTTGGGGATATAATGAGGCTACAACGGACATAATGAAATTAATTCATTCTGTTCTAACCACTCAAAACAAAGATATAAAGGAAAGTGCAACAGGAGTATGCTTGGAGTGTGGTGCCATTGCTGGATTACATTATGGTAATTGCAGTCGTTTGTTTAACAATTCACCAAGTATAGAGGATATAAAAATAGTGTTTAAATACATGAGAGACATAAATAAGGAGTTGGATTATAACTTTGAAGTAGAAGTCTTTGAGAAACAAATAGATGCACTAGAAAATCATAGTATGTGGCAAGCAATATATCATGGAGAGCTAGAAAGATTGCTTTCAGAGGATCAAATAAAGTGCGCCCGAGAATCTACATCGAAGAAATGGCATGAAGCAATGGGAGACTTTAGAACAAAGGAGGGCATATGAGGCCACAAGATATAAAAGTAGGGGTCGTCTATAGGCACCATGATTGCCCATTCTATAGGACATGTAAAGGTGATCGAAATATTAAAACCACATGTTGCACCAAATATACATTCATATACTATCGTAAAATGTGAACTATTTATACATGAGTATGACAACATAAGACTTATCAAATATTTTAGACCTTGTGATTTGGAGGAAGACAAATGAGACGAATGCTGTCGGTAGGATGGTCCCATGTGATTACTCTTGGATTATCATTTCAGATAACTCAAAGCCGAATGATTGATTCAATAAATCAAAGAAAATCAACTCGATGGAGGTCCCTCTATATTGGAATATTGTTTTGGGAAATAAGTATTACTACTATATGGGAGGATTAAAATAAATGAATGAAACAAGAGAAGACAAAGTACCGTGGAAGACGCCTTCCATATTTAATAGAGTTAAGCGTTTAGGTAGAACTCTAACCGATCAGAATCCTGAGAGAGACGAGAGTCATTCAGCAACGAGATATAGCCTAAACCCCAAGATACCCGTAACTATTCCGACAGGACTCTCAAAGCGCGAGCATAAACTTCAGAGCCGAATCGACGTAGCTCTGAACTATTTCGAATCGATTCGGAGATCATGGAATCATGGGCCTTGGGAAATAGCCGATGAAGTAACTAGAATATTAAAGGGAGGCACTAAGATAACCGAATTAAATGGGGGTGTAAATGAGAAGAATGAGATAAGATCATTGGTTGTGAAAATGTTGGGTAGACTAGTTCAAGGAGAATCGCAAGATGCCTGGATTTATAACTTTATAGATGATTTTGTTACCGTTATTGAAGAGTATATAGCCAATCGGCCACAATACGAAACAGAACAAGTGGAACATATCGCGGAAATACAAACTGAATTGACAGAGGCATCAAAAGAGTATGTTAGCTTGCAAGAGGCGTATTTTGAAGAACAGCGCTGTCGAAAACTTCTTGAAACCGAGTTGGCCTCACTAAAAACCAATTATCCAAAACAGGTAGAAGAGAAAGTTCTATGGGCAGTTGCAGAAGCATGGACTAACCATAATCCGGCAGTTCCGGAACCAATAGTAGAAATAATGAAACATAGAGTTGAAGAGCTTGGTTATAAAGTCATTTCCAACAATAGAAATTGAGAGTGATCTTCAATAGATTTCATATTACGCTTAAAAAAGGAGGGATGACGATGAGTGACAGCGCCAAGAGCGAGGCGGACGAGCCACTAAAGAAAACCCGAGAATACATTCAAGAATTAATCAACGATTGTGATATCCCTGATGATTATTATCGCGAGGGATTATTAATTGAAATGATGGTCGAAATCGATGATGCAATAAAGGCACTCTCCGCCCGCCGACCGAGCGCGGAGCTTTGGTGCCCTCAGTGCGGCAGGCCATCAATTGATGGGAAAGAATGTGCTACATGCGCTGTGTTATTGTCAGAGTATATTCCGCCACCTACGGAGCCTAAGGAAGTGCCGCTGGCGATGCTTCGGCAGTTAAATAGCGATGGATATTATACCGATGGGCGTTTGCGTGAGATCGCCGCCCGCTACGGCTACTCGGTAAAGGAAAACTAATATGACTACAGTGTTAACTGATAAAGACGTGATGACTCAGAAACCACATATGTGATTCGGATGTCTTCGTGGTTTTCCGTCGGGGACAAGAATGCACTATCAAACAAACCTCTTTGACGGGAAGTTTTGCGCGATCTATTGCTGTGCAACATGCGAGAAGCTTATGCGGTATTTAGACCCATCGGATGAGGGATTTGAGGAGGGCTTTGTTGATAATGAGTTGTCATATCGAGGAGCACCCAAATCCCGGAAGAATTACTTGCGACTCTTGCAGATTGAATTGGTGGGAGGTGGGAGTATGAAGGCAGTCCTAGTTCGAATCGAGGCAAAAATCTACTGGATTGATGAGGAAGGCTCGGAGCACCAAGGAGCTCCGCGCGGCGTGTCCGGCAATCTGAGCGGCGTGTCCGGCGACCTGAGCCACGTGTACGGCGACCTGAGCGGCGTGTCCGGCAATCTGAGCGGCGTGTCCGGCAATCTGAGCCACGTGTACGGCGACCTGAGCC